AACTTTCGTGCATGAACGGCTAAGGTTGATTCATGTCTCCATATATTTTATCTGTTAAATTTTTTAAGTACTCCCAGTTTGCGCTTTGACACATAGCTATCGAATATGATCCTTCTAGAGATTTTATAGGTCCACTATAGAATTTAGGCGACCCGATCGCATCCCAAGTATTTGTTCCAAAGTTATGAAGTAGCACTCCGTCTAAATCACGGCATCCGTTTTTCCATAAGGAGGTAGGGAATCCGCCTGAGTAATATGCATACCCTGTGTGAATAAGTCCTTTATTTTTTATATAGAAGTTTAAGAACTTATTATGCTTTACCCCCATAATAGTATCGCTCATTAACCGGTAACCAGGCTCTGTATTCAACAGCTCTATAGCAAATATACACTTTTCGGTATTTAAGATACTATCGGGGATCTTACTTATGAATAACGTGTCTATATCGTAATATATACCCCCGTTGTTATAGACTATCTCTGCTCTGGCTAAGTCACATATATGGTTGGCCGGTGAAATCTCTTTACCACCTACCTCTATGTCGAAGTTATATCTGACAACATTAATATATTGTCTTATTTCGTCCCAATACGGATTGTTTTTAGGTTCGTTTCCATTTATATAAATATTAATTTCGTCTGGCGATTGAGTTAAGTAGCACGACTTTATACATATATAATTGTGTAGAATAAATGGTTTTACTTCTAATTTACCCACCGGCTCAGTAAAAAATACGAAGTGAAATTTTCTAGGTATCATGGTTTCCTTATAAACTAGCTAGGGTAATTTTCATAATCTATGTAGCAGAAGTCTAAACTACGGTCATCTATCAGTTTTGCACCCTCGATAGAATTAGCTCTAATAATTTTTAACTGTGGATATATCTTTTCCAAGGCTTTTACATTTTGATAAGCATTTTCTTGTTGAGAACGAGTAAACCCTTCATCGTTCTGTGACACGTTTACATCGGATCTCCACATGTCGATTGCATATATCTTACTGGGATCACTTGTAAGAAGTCTCCTCAGGTTTACCCCTGTCCTCACCCCTACCTCGCATATTACTTTTAAATTGTTTTGTATTAACCAGTTAGGTATTTGATTACGGTCAGTCAGGTATGTAGTTACCAGAAGTTTCATATCATCCCCATCAACCGTAACCATTCGTTCGCTATTTCCTCTACGGACGACTGAATGGTAGAGGGCTGTACGTTCCTCTCTTGGTGTTCCCTGATCCTCGTAGCAATTGTTTTTGCAGCTTCGTAGGGATCGATAGTGCGGACGTAAGAGTCAGGCGTATGCGATGTTTCCCGTCCTGGGTACCATTCGAATCGTGAAGTCTCGAGCTCGATACCTCGTCCGTCGATGATCTCACCGGTTACGAAATCGTTCGGTCCAGCGACAAGAGTTCCAGCCGACATCGCTTCTGCTACCGTAAAGTTCCAGCTATTTTTAAGTGAAGTGTCGAGTACGAGATCGCACGCGTTGTAGAGGTAGTTCATCTCTTGATCCGAAAGTCCTGGGGCTTTAGTCTTCTGATCGAAGAATCCGTATCCGAGTAGTATATCGTCCTCGAGTTCCAACTCGTTTCCGATCACGAGTGACTCGATATCGAGCCATTCGTTCTCGGTGTTAGCGGGTCGATATGGTGACATATGAAGGTAGCCTCTCACTTTTCCATCGATGAACGGATCTTTTTCGTTGAGAGTCTTCAGATGCGCGATGGTCTGAATCGCGAGTGGGATCCCCTTCTTGATCGTCGGATTCCCGGAAACCAGTATGAGGAAGTCGTTCGGATCGACCTTTTCGTTGAAGAGATGCTGACGAAGTTCCTCGGGCCCGTATTCGCCCGCATGTACGTTGAGTGGACGGAATATCGATGAATCTACCGCAGGCGGGATATACCACATATTCCGCGCAGCCACGTACGTATCGATATCTACCTTGTTCTCCTGCGTAGCTTCGATGAGTGCTTCCCGATAGGCGGCTCGAGCCATATATGAAGGCGTTACGAAAAAGTCGAATTTGGATACCGTTTTAAGATACTTCCCGTCGATAAAGGGAGTATCGATAAGGCCGTAACCGATCGAAAGACTATTGCGGACTTCCAGATTATCTGCCAGATCTTCGAGTGTCCCTATATCGAGTGTATGCGTAATACCCAGCGTTTTCTCAGCAGGTACGGCGTTTAGGACTTCTACGTTATCAGGGGGATCGAACTGATACGCCCCCTGGTAGGGGGCCCTGACGGCTACGAGAATACGTTCGAAGCGAGGCCCCCAGAGGGGGAGCATATCTTTGAGAAACCGCCCGAAAAGGTAGTGATCACCCGGGTGGGGGGAGCAGATCATGAGTTGAGCCATCGCGCGAACGCTATTCCTATTTGAGGCAGTTGTCAACAGCCTTGTGGTGCCCCCTCGAGGGGCTTTCCGTTATCTGTGAACGCGCGTACAAAATCGAAAGCCCCCTGGGGGGCATAGTGAATTCAGAGCCTTATTTACGTATATATAAATGAGGAAAGTTATGCTATCGCAAGATAGCGTGGCTGGCAGCCGTAAAGCAATTTACGGTGGTCGCGCGGTTCTGAAGAATCGTGCGGCGGCGGAATCGCGATTCGTCGCGATTTCGTTTTGCCCTTGGTGGGACTGCGGTCCAGCGGACCGGGATCCTAAGGGATCCCGCTGCCGCCTTTCGGCGAAGTACGCCGGCACCTGGAGAGACGGTAATAAGCTCCGGGTGTAAAGCCCGCAAGGGTCAAAACCCGGAGTGAAATGGCCGTCTAGGAGTAAGCCCTACGTCATGAGGCATCTGAAACCGTCGTGACTCCTCCACGACAGACCCTCAGGGCAGCGTGAAAACAAAGCGCGTAAGACCAAGGTTCGGGCTGGTCCACGCTCGTAATAGAAGGACAAAACAAAACAAAAAGGATTAGGAGATGGCGCTCCGACATCCCATCTTCTTAACAGGGTACGTCCCTGAGAAGATGGCCTGCTATGTTACCCCTTGAGTGGGGAAGTTCCGCGAGGAGCAGGCGATGCCCGTTATCGATAAACGGGAAGTCTAAGGTATACCACCGCCCTTTGGTAGGAGTATATCGGAGGCGTTTTGTCCCGCGATAGCAGCCACCTCCACGCGGTGCGGGATGGACACTTGGCTTGTTGCCAGGTGACTAGGAGCTGCACGGCTGACCCGGACAGGAGACACGATCATGAACATCGACCATACCGTCACCATCGACTACCTGCGGGCCTGGCGCGTCCGCCGTCTGCTGCGGCACCTGCCGCAGCACTACGAAGATGGCGGCGACCCCGACATCCCGCGCGGCGATGTCGGGGTCATCACTGGCCCCGGGATAGGGGCCGGGGAGCCCACGGGATACCGCGTCGAAGAGCGGGTAGTGGATGTCCCCGGATTCGGGGACATCCACGTCTGGATCCGACTGTCCTCTGGGCACCGGATCCAGGGTGGAGTCGTCGTGGGCTCAGGCACATGGAGGGTCCAGGACGCCTACGTCCCGGGCATGCAGGAGTTCGACATGGCTCAGCTGTCGGCCATCGTTGACCAGTTGGATGTCGACCTTCTGCGGCAGACTGAGGACCTACTAGACGCCTGACCCGGACCAGGGCACCGTCTCCGCACGGTGCCCGCGCCCTGGCCACGCGTCATCACCACCGGCCCTTCGGGGCACACAGGAGACCTTCATGTTATGACAGACAAAATAGAAAAACTGACTCCAGAGCAAGAAGCTCTGGTGCCCGTTTACCGCCAGCGATACTTCGATATCGGCTGGTCGACGGACGAGACCGATCGGGAGGCGGCCGAGAAGGCCATGCGAGAGTTGCACGAGATCAAGGGTTGGGATCAGCCGGAGATCGTCTGGTTCCAGAGCCCCTACGCGGCCGTGGACACGATCATCGAGTCCTCGGACAAAGATCCCGAAAACACCGATATTTCGATGAACGGCCCCTGCGCCGCGCTGGACGCGGTATGGGGGTGCTTCTACAAGTTCGGCGAGGAACTAAAGCCGGACATGTATAAGGAGGAGGACAGTCGTCTGCTCGACGCCTGGGACCGACTGTGCAAGAGCTGCGGCCCCTGCTGGCTCTATACCAATTATGTCCTGATGACGGACAAGCCGGTGGAGGCCCACTACAACGATGGGGAGCTCGTGCACTGTGACACGGGCCCCGCACTACGGTATTCAGATGGTCACGAGATGTACGCTATCGACGGCGTGCGTTTGCCGCGGTCTATCGCCAAGAAGGCAGTGATGACTCCTTGGGAGATGACGCTCGAGGAGATCGAGGATTCGGATCTCGACGAGGATGTCCGCACCATCCTGCAAGACAGGTGGTGCTACAATGAGATCGATGATGCCGGCGATTACGTCGGTTCGGGTGGCGGTCGTTTTCTCAAGGAGACCGGTGCCGTTTCGATTCACGAGGACGTATACAAGGCTTACAAGGACGTGGCCATCATGCGAAGCCTCCTGCGCGACAAGTACGGCAGGAAGTGGTTGATGTGCGCTGATTCGTCGACCACGCGAGTGTACTACATTCGCGTCGATGACTCGGCGAGCACGTGCGAGGAGGGGCACATGTCGATCAACGGCGGTACCCCAGACAGTGATATCCAGGTCAGCTCGTAGCAGGCCCTGGTTGCTTTTCCATTTCACACCGTTTTAATTTTTGCCAACCAAAGAACCCGAGAAGGAGCAACAACATGTCCGAAGACAGCATACTCGAGGTCAGCGAACGCATGCATATCTCGGCCCGCAAGGGCGCCGACCCCGAGACCCGCTTGATCGATGGCATTACCGCCACGATCGACTACGGCAAGAGGGGCCGCCAGGGCGACGTGTACCTGAAGCGCCTGACATGCGACCGCAAGCTGGTCAAGGGCCTGAGGAAGACAGACAACCCGCAGCTGGTGCCCGGTACCTCCATCGGCAGCCGCCACACGCTGCGGATGGACCGCGGTGAGGAGATCTACCTCCGCAAGAATCCCAGTCCCCTCCAGGGGCCGATCATCTACGCGCCGAACGGGTTCTACCTCGAGCATCCGAAACACGCGGACTTCGATTGCCGTCTGCCCGGCGTTTACGAAGTCACCTTCCCGGCCGACAAGGTCGCAGAAGAGCTCGGCGAGATCCGTCGCCGGATCGACTAGTCGATCCACTGATCCTCGCTGCAGCTCGTCTAGACGAGCTGCAGCGAGGACATCCGCCGCGACCTGAAGATCGTCTCATAAGACCGAAAGGAAGAAACGTGGATCGAGGTAATACCTGGCCTGAGCAGGAGGTCATCGAGGCCTGGGCTCAGCGTCATGGAATCAAGGCGTCGAATAAACAGCTCATGGAGCTCAAAGAAGAAATGACGAAGCTCTCGTGCAGTTTCGATAAAGCGCGACTTGTATTTCTCGCGGGCGAAGTATTCGATCAGATAGGTGACGTAGATGTACATGAGCAAGCATTTTTATACGCGAGCGCTTTCGGCCGCGAAGAACCGAACAACGCGGTGGCATTATCGCGTATATGAATCGCCCGTTTGAGAGTATCGAAGAAATGAACGAGGCGCTCATTGAAAATTGGAATGAACTCGTGAGCCGAGGTGATCGCATCTACCATCTCGGAGATTTCTCGTTCGGAACGAAGGGGCAAAACGCTGCGTTACGATATGAAAGCAACTATCGAATACGAGTTGCCGGATGACGAAAAAGCACTTATCGTGGCATCTTGTATTAACAAAATACTAGGAGGAGCATCTGAAGCTCACGAACAGCTTCGTATGCTTCTCAAGCACGAAGAAGATATATCGGAAAAGGTTCGCGAGAAGATAGTGGACATAATAAAAACCTCTATGAGGATACGCAAATAATAGATCTCGTTTAATAAGGAGAAGAAATGAGCAAAGTAAAAGCGGTAACGTTTGTTATCGTAGTTGCTGCAGTAACGTTTCTCGTTGTCGAGGGTGTCCTTCCGGTGCTGGTTGCAGCTTTCGAAGCCGGAGCACAGGACGAACAGAGGTCGTCAACAGCGATAGAAAAGGCAGAGGAACTGCCGAGGACGGTGAAGGTCGAAGCGGTCGCTACGGGCTACTGTCCGTGCGAGAAGTGCTGCGGTCGATTCGCCGATGGAATAACGGCGAATGGAAGGTCGGTTGAGATGCATCCGTATGGGATTGCCGCTGATCCTTTGGTATTGCCGTACGGGGCGAAGATCGATGTCCCCGGGTACGGTCGTGCCGAGGTCGACGATACCGGAGCGGCGATGAGTAATTCTGAGGTCCCTCACGTCGATCTCAGGTTCAAGACACACGACGAGGCTCTCGAGTGGGGTCGACGAGATGTCATCTTAGAGGTCTCGACGGTCAATCTCGTGAGGGACCAGATCGAGTCCCTCCTCGCCCATACGCTTCGGTAGCTCAGCGGAAGAGTAAGTCTACTACGTGTGTTGCGTAGTGCGAGGGTCGGCCGGTGATTTCTGGATGTTCGGTCGGCCCTCGTTTATGCTCGCTCAGGAGCTTTGTATCTGAGACTCGGGCGAAATCCGTCGAGGCCCCGTATCTGAGACGCATCTGATATCGGAGCCTCGTCCCACCAACCGCTAAGGAGAACGAGATGCAAAGAGGACGCGATCCAGCGAATATTTACAGCTTCGCTGCATACGTATACCGCGAGGATTACGAGCGGACCGGCGATATACTGTTCAATGCGAACCGGTTCGGAAACGCGCTTGTCGCGATCGAACTCCACCGTCGCGAAGAGTGCGAGAAAATACTTCGACAGTGCTCGAAGGATTACACGGACGCGCGCGCCAAGGAAGACGCGCTCGTCGACCACCTTCAAGCGATCGGCAAGGAGCTGGGTCGATATCGCCAAAAGAAGCGTGAAAAGAAGACGCCGAAGGAGCTCCGTGAAAAGTACACGGAGGTCGAAGGGCAACTCGAGAAGCATCGAAACAGCGTGGTGCTTCCGATCCGCCGGGAGCTCTACAGGAGCCCCAAAGTCAAGAAGCTCCTGAAGAAGCTACATGAGAAGGTAACCGCGGATAAAAAAGAAGCGCGGGCCAACAGGAACTGTTACTGGGGGACGGGTGGTCTCGTGGAGAAGGCCCACGAGAATGACGGAGAAGGGCCGCCTCCGTCATTCAAGCGATTCGACGGAACCGGTCGAATCGGTGTGCAGCTCCAACAGCAGTCAGGAGCTCCTCCGTGGACCCCGGAGCGGCTCACGAGAGAGAACACTCTCCTGATGCTCGATGTGGACCAGATGCCCGATGATTTCGTCGGCGCCGATCTGAACACAAGGTACAAGAAAAGTCAGAAGAAACGCTGTCCGGTCCGTATGAGGATCGGTTCGGAGAAAGCCAAGCCGGTGTGGCTCGACTTCATGGTCAAGTTCCATCGACCGCTTCCAGAAGGCTGCAAGATCAAAGCAGCCTGGATCCTTTTCAAAAAGGTCGGGACGCATACGAAAACGTATTTTCAAACGCAAGTGGCGCGTCCCGAGGGGTTCATGAGAGACGACGTCGCCGATGGCGGCCATGTCGCGGTCGATCTTGGCTGGAGAAAGTTCGAGGACGACCGGGTCCGCGTCGCCTACTGGCTCGGAGATGATGGAGAACAGGGTGAGATCGCTCTCGATCCGGAGCTCCTGAGCCGAGACCGGAAGAACCGGTCACTCCAGTCGATCTACGATCGACAGTTCGACTCCATGAAGGAGCTCCTCCATGGCTGGATCACCGAGCACAAGAGTTCGGTTCCGGAGTGGCTGAAGGAGGAGACGAAGACCCTGCCGATCTGGAGATCGAGGTCCCGCTTGGCAAAGGTCATCATCAAGTGGAGGAAACACCAGTTCGACGGCGACGTCGAACTGTATAAAACCGCCGAAAAGTGGCGGAAGAAGGACAAGCACCTCTTCGACTGGCACAAGTTCCAGGCGAGGATCATCAGGGAAAAGCGGAAGGCGCTTTTCCGAGAGGAAGCGGCAAAGCTCGCGAGGCGTTATCGCTGCGTCATATTCGAAGATATGAAGATCAGCGATATGGCCAAGGACTCACCGGTGAGCAGCGATGACATGGATCCAATCAAGGATATCATGAAACTCGCGTCGCCAGGGGAGCTTCGAATGGAGTTCGAGAGTCGATTCCGAGACTCCACCAGACAGAAGACGAAGAACACGACGAGAGAATGTTCGGAGTGCGGTTTCGTTGACGGAGAGTTCGACTTCGTGAATCTGTACCACGAATGCCCGAACTGTCAGGCGGAGAAGGATCAAGATCTCAACGCCTGCGAGAACCTCCTCGCACGAGAGTTGGGGCCACCAGACGCTTCGGCCGCTTGAGAATGTTTTCGAGCGGCTACGTCGTCGATAAGATGACGTAGTCGCTCGAAGTCTTTTATGCGATATTGTTTATATATAAAAATTTTGACAGTACTGTTAGATATGCCCGCTCAGAGGCTTCGTATCTGAGACGAGGCGCGTGATCTCGAACTCCTGGAGTATCCGCGTCGCTTATGCCCGCTCAGAGGCTTCGTATCTGAGACTGGGGCCTGCCAAACCACGCCCGCTTATGCCCGCTCAGAGGCTTCGTATCTGAGACAGCGCTAGGTGAAGGCTGGCGGGGATGCCACGACCGTTTATGCCCGCTCAGAGGCTTCGTATCTGAGACGGATCGTTTTGGTGGTATCCCGCTTATGCCCGCTCAGAGGCTTCGTATCTGAGACGCCAATCCATCCAGGTACCCGCTGATGCCCGCTCAGAGGCTTCGTATCTGAGACTAGGCGCGTGATCTCGAACTCCTGGAGTATCCGCGCCGCTTATGCCCGCTCAGAGGCTTCGTATCTGAGACCCGCCTCGAGCACCCGTTTCGGGGGCGTTGATATCCCGCTTATGCCCGCTCAGAGGCTTCGTATCTGAGACGACCACGCCTGCCGTCTCCGCGAACTCGGCTTCGCCCGCTGATGCCCGCTCAGAGGCTTCGTATCTGAGACGCCAATCCATCAAAGCCTCGTACCTGAGACACCAACCAAGGAGAAAACCATGCGTTTAGTCTGTGTTCTACTTTTCGTGTTCGGCCTCTGTGCCGAAGAAACCTCCAAACTCCCCAGCACCGCCCAGCGTCTCGTCGATCGCCACGATCACGCGCTGGCCGAACTGCGTGAGCGATACCTCGCCGACGTCGCCGACTTGCGCGAAGACGTCACCCACGACCTCGAGCGGGAACTCAAGAAGACGACCCGTCGCGGCGACCTGGAAGGGGCCCTCGCGATCAAGGAGAAGATCACCGCGCTCAAGGAGCAAGAGGAGGCGATCGCTGAAGCGCCGACCGATTTCCTCGGACGTAAGAGGCAACCTGAATTCGTCGGAAACACCTACCGATACAGCTCATGGTGGGTTCGCTTTGATAAGGACGGGTCGGTGAAGACAAACTGGACTTCCCGCGACCTGAGAGACGGTGAATGGAGGATGGAAGGCGAAGAGATCGTCCTCGAATTCAACGGGGAAGAGCACGTGAACCGCGCCTTCATCAACGAGGATGGAGATCTGGATTTTAACGGGGCGCAGCTGTTCCGCCTCGAGGAGAAGGACGAGGACGAATGATCCTGATCCTGGATCAGTCGCCAGGAAAGGCGGCGAAGGCATACGCAGACAACGACCTCGTGGAGGAAGAACCGTGCGAATTCTGATGGCTACGCTATTCTTGTTGCCGACCCTCTCCCTGTCCTCCGAGGAGGAGCAGGACCCGATGCCCGCGTCTGCCAAACGGACCGTGGCCCAGCACGATCGCGAGGTGCAGCGCCTCAAAGAACGCTACCTGTCCGACCTCGCCGAAATCCGCGAAGACACCCTTCGCGACCTCGAGCGTGACATGGAAAAGACGACCCGTCGCGGCGACCTCGAAGGGGCCCTTGCGATCAAGGAGAAGATCACTGCGCTCGAGGAGCAAGAAGAAGAGATCGCTGAGGCACCGACGGATTTCCTCGGGAACGCGAAGAAGCCGTTTTTTGCTGGTAGAACTTTTAACCATGTGCGCGGTGGTGGTTACCATATCGCATTTTCGGAGGATGGAACGTTGACGACGACGAACTGGGGCCACAGGTACAACGTCGGCGAATGGACCTTTGAGGACGGAACTATCCACATGGTTTTCGAGAACGGCGGTAACCCACATGAAGCAGAGGTAGATCCAGAAAACCAGAGGCTCACCTTCATGAACGGTGACGTTTACGTGATCTCGGAAGACAAATGATCCTGATCCTGGATCAGTCGCCAGGAAAGGCGGCGAAGTGCTACGCGGATAGAGATATTTCGAGAGGAGTAAATGACGTTATAGAAGTTCTCGAAAACGTGTACCTTCGCCGCCTTCGGCGCGATTATGATGACTCGTCTCCATTCGTATCGTGGTGCGGTCTTACGTATCGTAACTTCATGTGGCTTTATTGGCTCGGTTGGTTTCTCGGCATCGAGTACTTCGTGTTAAAAGATAAAGATCATAAAAATTCTCTGAAGCTAGATAGCATCAGAACGGAATACGAAAAGCTATCGAAAGGGATGAAGAGACCGCTTCCTCTTTCGTCGTGGCCTCAATCACCGTTACCAGCAAAGTTTCGTATGCCGCTCTCAGAGTCGGATCTTCATCCAGCTTCAAAAGGTGACGCGCATCCAGCCGTGTTCGCCTACAGAAACTACTACCAGACGTTTCCGGATCGCGAGTGGAGACGTCGAGAAAAACCGTTGTGGTGGGATCCGGCAAGTGCTGAAGATCCCGACGATTTCACCGAGACGATCATGGCGGTCGTCTAATTACGCGGAGGAATGATGACGAAAACGCGTAGAAAAATGGTTGAGGTTTTAAATACATCGCTTCTCGATTTGGAAGATCTTGCGCTCAAAAGATTAGAAGAACGGAAGTTACCGGGTGATCCCAGTATTCCAGACGGTCTCCGTAGAGCTATAGAGGCGTTATCGAGAGCTGATCTGAAACCTGTTACTAAGGAGTCGATTTGCGATGCTATGGCAGAATTGGCGCAGTTTCCTATATCAGATCCCGGCTATATAGCCTTCCGTAATAGTAAGTTAGATATAGGGGCAAGTGTACTCGTTGGTACACCGATTTACGTGAAAGCGAAGTGTAATCCGAATAATCATAATTATGCGACTGGCCACGTGTTTTTTGCAAGTTCAAATATCGATAATACTTGGTCGTTAGGTATATTAAACAGCGGCACTATTGGTTTGGGAAATAGGCCTCCCGATTCTTTCGATGGAGTAGAGAGTTATTATCTCAGAATAGCTACCGCAGACGAGGTACGTAGGACCATAACCGTTATGGTACAGATTATTAACCGCGAAGCTGTCGAAGTTAAAACCATGGGAATAATAGTAGGTTACTTAGATACAGCTTTAAAAGAATTGTAAGCAGTATTCTTTTGTTGATTATGCCCGCTTAGGAGTTGCGTATCTGAGACAAAGCAACCAACAGCGACCCACTGGGTCGTTTTTCTTTTTTACGGGAGGATTACCTATGGCAAGACTGAGCCAAAAAGAAGTCATCAACACGATTCGCGATTGCTACGGCGATTTCGAATCGGTAAGGGAGGGCGATAACGTCCGGGCCTACATCGGCCCGGATATCGAGGTCGTCGTTCCCCCTGGCGGCCCATTCAAGGACCCCGTCGTGGTCAGCGTTCCCGAGGAACGTATGCACTACGAGTTTCCGATTACCGCGGGTGGCATCGGCGATGCGGTCTTCTTCTTGAGAAAGAAGACCGCATCGCTGAAGGTCAAAGACGGCAAGCGGCTCAAGAAAAACGAGCTGATCGCCCGTCGTGCCCTGTGGATGGCCTTCAAGGCCGCAGTCCCGCTCGAGAGCAAAATCCTCCACGTCGAAGACGAGGAGGTGCTTTCCGAGAAGGAGCTGTGGAAGAAGGTGCAACCGAGCAGAACCGAAACGAAGTGGTCCATATTTCTCCGGTACCACTTCGGTCGGGCGCTCAACCTCAGCATCTGCTGGAACCGGGACGAGGTATGGATCGAACCCGACATCCTGACTCCCGGACGGCAGTCCTGGGTGAGTTCGTACAAGAGTGGAAGGGATCTCATCGCGAAAGCGATCGAATCAATCCGCGACGAGATCAAGGCACTGCGCGGTGCAGTGATTTTCAGGTGATCATGAAAGGTTGGAAAGAGCTACGGCCGAATGGTCGCCAACTTGCCGAGTACTGCGGAGAAGACGGAATCGGGTTCGACTATATCCGTTTCTCCAAAGGACCCGGCAGAACCGAGGCGAAGGAATTCGCCTCGGAAGAATCCCTCGCCGAATTCCTCGATTCAGGAGGTTTTACGCGATTTCCCTGCGTGTACGTAAAAGCACGAGGATACAAATCAAAGCGTAAAGCCAGAGTCCATGTCGGTGAGGGGACGCTCGTGGTAGCCATGGAGAACGGTATCACCGTTTCTCGCATGAGAGTTACCGTGAGCAACAGCTACCAAGAGGAGAGCTACGTGAGGGACAAAAAAGAGTCTCTGCAGGTGCGCAGAGAAAAAGTTCTCGACCGCTTGAGAGTGGTCGAGGCCAACGAGAGTAATACAGGCGCTGAATCTGCGTTGGGTTCGCGCTACCGTCATCAACTCAGTGAGATTGAGAAAGCAATTTCACGTGCCGAGGAAAGGGACGAAATGTCCGACATCGATAAGACCGAAACCGAGATCGAGAAGACCGAGGTCAGCAAGGCCATCGAACCCCACGAGGAGCAGGAGAAGGCGATCGAGCGCAGCCTCGCGCGTGTCTCCGCCAGCGACGACGACAAGGGCAAGGCCAAGGAGGCCGAGAAGCCCGCGGACCGCAAGCGTGACCATCGCCCGCGCAATCGTCGTCACGAGATCACGGATGAAGATGCGTTCAACTTCATCTTCTACGGCTCGCTGACTCCTCCGAGTACCGAGTACCTCCTCGCCGACGAGGTCCTCGATCGTCACGGCGGCTTCCTCGACATCGGCGCCATCAAGCGTCTCATGAAGGCCGGCCGGTGCACCATCTGGCTCAACCCGGATGAAAACCCCGTCGAGCAGCTCGGCGGCGAAAAGGTAAAACCCACCTACAACGGGTTCCTGGTCAAGAACGACCACGGGAAGTGGGTCGACCCCGAGTGCCGCGTGAACGGCGTGGTGGTGCGGATGGCCGCGATCGAGATCGCCTTCAAATACCGGTACTACGATCGTACCGATACCTACATGATGCAGGTGGACTTCCGCATCCACCGCGCTGCACTCGACGTCGTCGAGTGAAGAAAGAGGGGCCGGCTGTACGGCCGGCCCCTCTTTCTTCTTTAGTTTGGCGGGCGTAATCCCGTCACGGGGTAGTTGTACCCTACAAAAAGGAGGTCGTGTATGACCATGATAAGAGTGGACGCGACGGATCTCGCGAAAGATCTCGTGAAGGCGGCGTATTCGCATCGCGGGATCATCAGCGAAGGACGTCTCGTCCAGTTTCGGCTTCTCATCGGGAAAACCGACGTCTCGTTGTCGTCGGTTCTCGAAGAGATAGCCCTCATACCGGGGAACTGGATAGAGGGGAAAGTAACCCCCGAAGTCGAAGGCAAAGAGAAGTCGGCGCATATGGTCATCAAGATCGTTGCGAACATGATCGGAGCCTACATATCGACGTCGTTCAAGTTCCTGGGAGAAAAGCTGGAAGCACACAAAAACAATTCAGAAGAAGTCTTCGAAGAGTTCAAGTCGATGAGAAGTCGGCTCCTTCGTGCGTCGAAGCTGATCCAGCCCCTGGTATTTCTCGATAAGAAGTGGGAGATGGTGGAGCCCCACCATGTCGAAGCAATCGCGGAGAACATCGAAGACGCTCACAAAAGGCTCGGCTCCACCGGTCTTACGATGTTCTTGGGTCCGGGGACACTGGACGCAGTCCGCACATGGTACTCCGAACTCGAACTCGAGGAGGAGTAGTAGGAGGCACTTTTAGTGGATGACGAACCTCAACCGGAAGGTGTCGAGGTTGAGGTACCCGAGAAGCAGGATGGTCAGCGGTCCCTGAACAGGCACGGCCTGTTCAAACCGTTGACCATCCACTTCAACGGTATTTCTGCGGACACCCCTTTACCACGCATACGAGAGCGACTCATATGGTTGAAGGTGTTAATCGAAAATGCCGCGAGGCCTGATAACAATGCCGTTTATTCGTTGAAGTTGAAGAGAACGGCAACGATTGATTTCGCTATAAATGCGGTAGAGAGAAAAGCAAAACGTATACATACGCCCCGCAAGACGGCTGAAGGTTACACGTTGATGAGCAGGTCGGAAGCGTACTATAAGACAGTTGGTTCGGCGATTATGTATCTCGACGCGATGATCAGGTATAACGATTTCGCGCAGCTGTTAGAAATGATTGATACGCTTCGTCACAATGATCCGTCGGTCCTCGACGAGCTTCCTGAACGTCATTACTCAAAGTACTTTCGGTTTAATAGACCGATATACGGCACCAAATATAAAGAGCTGCACCATAAGTTGTTAAAAGAGAAGGAGTCGTACGAGCGCCGAGCAGCGATATTGGAGGTAATTGGAATTGAGAAGAATGCAAAACGCGACACTATCAGAGAGGCCCTCCAGGACATCTTGCCTGAAGGGTTGTCAATCGTTTCGAATGAACCTACGTGAGCCCCCTCTTCGTTTCGTGAATCATTACCCTTGACCCAACAGCGTCGAGGAGTATTGATCTCGGGACGAGAGGAGGCACCAACGGCCTATACGGTCGCGATGCCATCTATCTTATTTTTTAGCTATCAGTCGGGACCGTCGTGAAAACAGTTACAACGCGTATATTAGCCGAAGCGGTGATACTCGATAAGAGCCTCTATCGAGAGATGGGAAGCCCGTCGAAATTGACGCTGATATATAGCGATGCCGATTTACTGTTGTTTCCCGGATCAACGAAGCAGGTGTACAAGAAGAATAGGTCGATATTAATACCTCTGCTCGACGAGATAAGAGTCGATGGTGACATCAAGAAAGGCGAATTCGACACTACCGTAGAGTACGCTTGTGGATACCCTATATATAGGGTCAGAGACTGTTTAACAAAAAGATTTCCTTTTGTTTGCTAGAAAGGAGCAAACGTGCTAGAATTAGGAGATATCACACTCGCTGTTGATGATAGTAAGCACGCTCTCATTATCCTCACCGAGAACTTCGATCATGTACCAGAATGGGCACGAACTTCTAAAGAGAACGACAAGGTATCCCTAAATATCAAGGGTGGCCTTGTCGAGTTGGAAGTCCCATACACAACTCTAAGGCTCGATAGCGATCAGGAAGAGAGTGCGTCAGAGGTGACAGCGCCTCCTCCACCTAATGAGTCGCGCGAAACAGATAAGCCTAAAAAGAAGAGTAAAAGAAGCGCATATAAGACGCGTTTAAGGGCGACGGCATGGCTCCCCTATTTGAAGGGGGTACTCGCTAAGCACGGGTTTACTTACGCGGAAAAGCACGACCACGGCGGAGGCGGTAACCCTAAAATCTGGGAATTCGTCACCGATGGGAAGCGTAAAAATCTTCGGTGTACGGCGTTTACCGAAAGTCCGAAACGGAAATCAGAGCCTGCGAGGGCTACGCTTAACATCGAGCCTTTCCGTAAGTATAGTGACCTTGTGGACTATTACGCGTTTACATACATGTCGAAAGAAAAGGTGTATCTCGTCTCGAAGAGTTACATCAATGTAGTAGTCGACGAGCACGTGAAGTCAGTCACCGATAAGCGAGGCGAAGCTCCGGTTACCTACACCGTCACTCCGCGGCATCTCGACGATATTTGGCTTCGCGAGAGGCGGAAGCCAGCTCATAAGCGCATACTCGAGGTCCTGACGTAGTCATATCGACTCGACGAATACCTCAGCGAGCTTCGGCCATCTATTGAGCATGTGATAGATGGCCATCACCCCGAAATTAATGGCGTGTACCACGTCGTCGGTTCTTCTACTCATCCGTTTAACGAGTCTCTTCGGAGATCCGCGCGGATTATCGATGGACTCTTCGTAGATGTTAAGGAAGTCACGAAGATGGTCATCGAGGTACTCATCGTTCTTCGGCAGGAGCACCTGTCCTGACTTGATAAGTTCACAGAGTAGGAGGACCGAGCGTGGTTTGTCGAGTGTAAAGCTCGAACGAGCGCCGATTAGTTTCGCCGGCTTGTTGTAAAAGACGAGCGGTTTAGTAGTAGCGGTAACGCTATAAGTAAAAGGAATTACTCTTTCAGCCGGCCACCCAGCGGCGTTGAGCATCTGCTCCTGAACGTTTCCTTGTCCGCCGTAATCGATAGCTACATATTCGGAATGACTCATACGTGCGACGTTTGCGACGAGTTCCGCTTCGTGTGCATGATCTGTCTCATACGGGATCTTATGAAGCCATTTCACTTCTATCACACCCGACGTGAGCACGCCCATCAAGGCGACTGCGGTATTAGATACGAAGTCTTCCGTATCGGTGGTTTTCTCTTTACCACGTCCGCCCCAGTCAACTCCCACCAGCTGCATGATGTACTGACCGTGAGGCATGTTCTCAGGGTGACACGGTTCGACCTTACATGCTTCGCGAATCTGTTCGGCGGTAATAACTTTCGCACCGACGTCGTACGACTCTCCGAGAATCTCGTTATGAAAGACATATGCGGGCTTGTTCTTCTGAACTTCGAGTATTTCCTGCCACGAATTCGGAGATTCGTAGTGCATAGGAAGGGTCGGTTGTGAGACGTGATATCCTGCGAATTTAGCCCGGCGCTCGGGAAAATCGTGAACGAAAAATCCGAGCTTACTATTCAGCGGCTTACCGCACTTAGAGCATACGAGCGTCTTGGACCCTAACATCTGAAGCAAGTCACCATCGACCGCCGATCGGTTTACACGTTTGCATCCGATTTCCTGACACGGTATATGCCATATCCCTTGAGAAGAGTCCTCCCAGTACAGCTGTATCGGATTATCAAATGTTTTCGGCGTACCCGTCATTCGCATGATTTTAAACGGAGACGCACCCATACAGGCTTCGATGATAGGTATGTCCTCGATAGCGAAATCCTGGGTTTCATCGAGATCTACTTCGTCTGCAGGAACTCCTCGAATGCGGTTCGGATCCCCGTGTGAGTACATGTAGTAAAGATTCGATTCGTTACCAATGCTTCTCTGTAGTACAGTATCGATGCTTTTATCTCCGATTATGAACCGCTTCGCAGGAGACGTCGAGAGGAACGGTTTCACGTAGTTCTGACTGAATTTACGTACCTGCTCGAAGAGAGGCATGACTGTGAGAATGTTGTAGAACGGTTGCGCAGATGCTCTCAGTATCTGAGACGCCGCCATATTTGTACTTTTCGACGTCTGGCGCCCGGTACGGAAAATCATACGTCTGGGCATATTTTTCAGGCGAAACATCGGTTCGAAGAGAAAATGAGACCACTCGAGAGAGTACGGTTTTCCTCTTAAACTAAATAACAGCGGGAGCATCTTTGAAAGTGGGCGATCATCGCAGTGGTCGTATTTTTCGAGATACGACTCGACCTGATCCGCGACCTGTAAGGGACTCCCCGTCATTATGCCGCAACTTTTATTGCACAATTGCGAAAATGCAAGGAGCTTTTCGATGACCAAGCCATTACCCCTTGATGTAACGAAACTTAGGGATTTCGTGATAGAATCAAATACGGTCGAAGGCATCGTCAGAGACGAGAAAACACTTAAGGAGGAGGTAGAAGCTCACGAGCGACTGCTTCGGTGCAAAAAGGTCGAGGTTCGAGACGTCGTAAGACTCGTGAACACAGTGCAGCCGAACGCTCAGTTCAGGGATCATCAAGATATCCCGGGAGTCTGCGTGATAGCGAGGGTGCAGCGTCGGCATCATACCGAGACAGTCGTTATGTCCGAACCTCCAGAGAGTGGACCGCTCATCAGGGCCCGTCTACAAGACGTGCTCGATAAAGTCGAGAGGATGGAGAACGTTTATACGAATCATCTTCTTTATGAAGAGCTTCACCCTTTTACCGACGGGAACGGTCGTTCAGGACGGGCGGTATGGCTATGGCAGATGTTGCGTACTGATATACCGTGGGGTTATCGATTCGAGCTACCGTTCCTGCAGAAGTGGTACTATGACTCGTTCTCTATGCTCGCTCAGGAGCCTCGTATCTGAGACGAGATGGATCATCGAGGTAGGCATATATGAGGCAGATAGACACCCGAGTATAGGAGTATATATGAGAAAGTAATCGCGAGCTACTAATGCACGAGAAGTAATAGCGAGCTACTAACGTACGAGAAAGAAGAGGATACTAGAGTGAAGTATACGAGAGTGAAACATGCGAGAAACAAGAGTGCCGCGACCTCCGGTGAGAAATTCATTTGGAGTGTATTCGCGTGGTCAGCGTTAGGCGCTATCGTTCTAATAGCCTTTGATTACATATGGCCCTACGCAGTCGCAGCCGCGTTCTGGTGGTCAGTTTTATGGAGCCTTTGCTGGGTTCTGAATACTCTATTCGACAAAGTTGAGTGGCTGGATGACTGGCTTGTAGGAGGGCCCGGACTGAGAGAAGTAAAAAGGGAGGTCGCTAAATACCATAAAGAACAAGTATTAAAAAAAGAAAGTTGATAGCGCCGAGTGATTGTTCGGGCGGGACAAGCCCCCGCCCTCTTTTTAAATCGAGTCGAGCTACCGTTCCTGCAGAAGTGGTACTATGACCCGTTCACTATGCTCGCTCAGAGCTCCGTATCTGAGATAAAAAAAAACTAGTGAATCAGAAAATAGATGATATAGGGTATAATAAAACGAAGGTAGGCGTATTTCTGTAATAAAGGGGGGACGTCATGATAGATGCGATGGTAGCATATTACGGTAGGCAATTTCGAGTACGTAATAAGAACGTGTATAGATACCTTTCAGGAATGCAAAAGGATTATAACGAGAGAGCTCGAACGAGGTGTAGAGGGTTCGAATACATGCGTTTACGGAATAGAGGGTCAAATTACTGTGGGAACCCATTTTGCCCGACGTGTTGGCACCGTAAACAAGAACATCTTATTAGCTTCATCATGGATGCTCGATCAGATTTATTATTTTTGAGAGTAACTGACGAGGTCCACTGGGAAGATACACTTAACAAAAGATATCTCGATAAACTAAAAAGTAGAAAATATAGACTCATAGCTCAATGTATTTCTTTTGATAACCTTATAGGCGTGATCGATGATATCGGGTATAAAATAGCAGGCATATATAGCGCGAGTAGAGAGGTTCACGATGAGGATACACCAGGAGTGTCTTATGTACACGAGCAGGCGAATGATCCTTTGTCGGAGGTGATAGGAGCGGTAGAAAAGCTCGAATACGAAGGAAGCGATAAAGAGAGTCTTATACATGATTGGCAAGATACTATGAAGCACCCGTATAAGTTTCGTAGGCACTCGAGGTTTAACGAGTATATTCGTAGGTTTGAAACGTTTCGTATTGAACGAAGTTGGGCGAAACGCGGAATTGTACCCCGAGGAGGACGTTGATGGCTAATCCGGCATTTATAGCTCTCGGAGATCTTCATCTTGATTTCTATATTTGGCGTAAATTCAAGCAAGTAAAAGGCGATTCGTTTCTAGGATTCACCTCTTTGATAAATAGAGGTATAGCTCTCGGCGTTCCGGTCGTACTCGTAGGCGACATATTCGATACAGTCGAGCCAGACCCAGCTATTATACGATTTTTTCGAAGAGAGATGGATAGATGCAGGGATAACGACGTTGAAGTATACGCGATTCAAGGGAATCACGATCGACGCCCGATACCCTGGTACTCCGCAGTCCACGACTGGCCTATTCATATCGGAGACGGTGAGGAAGTAGATATAAACGGTATCGGATGCGTTGCTTTCGACAATATGACGCGCGATAAAATAGAAGACGCTATAATGAGCCTGAGAGACTGCGTGCCGAAGCCAGACGTCCTGTTTCTTCATCAAGCGGTGCGTCAGATGCTGTCATTCGAAGGGGCGTGGAATTGCGATCTCGATTGGATACCGGAAGGCATCCCGGCCACTATAATGGGTGATATACATAAAGAATGGGAACATAAAATACGCGAAGGACAGAAGGCGTATTATACCGGCTCGAGCCATCCGAGAGAAGCGCCGGAGATAGGTTCGAAATCATGTATCGTCGTAAATGACGATCTTTCGGTTGAGAGACTTCCAATTGATTATAGGCCTATGACGAAACTCTATGTGAGATCTGATAAAGAACTAGAGGATCTGCGATCATGGGTCAACGAGGCTGTCGAGTCGAATCCGAAACTTCCTCCGTTCGCCTGGGTTGTGGCGTCTCCGGAGAAAGAGAGCGATATACTGGAGTTCAGAGAATCCTTCGAGGACGGCTCAGTTATAATCATAACCGAACCTTTCACATTTAAAGATGATATAGAAGATCCAATAGTTGATGATGAGGAATGTTTAAGTATAGAAGCGCTACTTTCAAGATTCTTCGATCCAGATGAAGAACCAAAGAGTTATTCGTTTGCGGCTGACCTGCTCGGTCAGTCGAAGAGCGTTCTCGACGTAATAGGAGAACGCAGGGACCAATTCTATCAGGAGACCGAAGGTTCATGACGGACACCGCCGAACTGGTATACGTGATAAGAGATTCGCTGAAGAGCGATCTGCTGAGAGAGCTGGAAATAGAGGTTGAAGAGGACTCGTTGACTTTTCCGGCTACCGACGATGAAGAAGAGTTCACTATCGAATGCTGGCGTTTCCCGAAAGAAGAGGTGAGTAAGTTAATTGATTATGGGTACAACTGTACCTCGCTCGCTACTCCTACTAACGAAGACCTTGGGGAAGAGATTCCGGAGGGGCGAAAGATCGAATTCTTGGCTCTGATGAATCCGGACAATTCCCCCGCACATCACGATGTAGATCCTCGTGAAAGATTCACGGTCGATATCAATAGCTGGAACAGCCCAGCGCCCGAAAAATTCAAGAGTCGAATCAAGGAGATATTCGAGGAGAGGCTGATGCCGGTAGTTCGAAAGAACATCGGCATTACGGTCCCTCACGCCGTAAAGGCGTCCACGGTTACTGAGGGAAACACTTTCATCGTCCATGTATGGTCCTCTCCGGTCAGTGCGCCAGACCATGGATATGTTGTTCCTCCGCAGATGTGGGGAATACCAGTTCCTTGCGTCGATGGTAGTTCCCTTGGGATATGGGCGGACGGTAATCCAGTTATAACAGAGGAAGGTGATGAAGTCGCTGCTTTCGATGAATATAATCTCTACATCTATTTCGACGCTGTTGAGACCGGCAGTGAAAGTGAGGTTGCTATTCTCGAAAAGATCGCAGAAAGTGTCGCAACGCAACTTCGTGATGGCCTCGAATACGATCTCGATAAAGTAAAGACTAGTTATATAAAGCAGTGTGGTAAGCGTGTAGAGATGCAGAAGAAAAATCTTAAGAAGCAGATGACGGATCTCGAAACTAGAGCTACAGAGTTGCAGCAGGAGATGGTGCGTACTCTGCGAGAACATAAGGAAGCTCGAGTACGGGTGGAAACGTTCGATAAGCATTCAGATGACATTAACAAGATGCTTTCGGAAGAGTTCGACGCGCTTACCGAGATGCCGAAAATCGAGAGGGTGGAGTACCGTGGTAACAGTCTCGCTGTTCATACGAAAACTCTTTTCTGTACCGACCCGAGGACCGATAAGGTACACGAAATCGGGGCTTTCAAGCTGGTTATCGATGAGCTGAGAGGCGATGTATACTTCTATAACAAAACGAGAAAGATAAATGCGTATAAAGCTCAAATGAACGGTCCCCACCTCTTCCCCGACGGGAGAGCGTGTCTCGGGAACATGACGAAGGTGTTTCCGCAGCTCATTTCGAGTTATGAGTGGAGCGCGGCTATCAACATGGCGTTGAGTTTTATCGAGCACGTAAATGTGGACGATACCGCCGGCGCCCATATCGACATGTGGCCGATAGCTACTGACCCGAGTAAGGAACGTAGAGAAGCTGTGGAAGAGGTTGCTGAAGCCGCAGAGGTTGTAACAGAAGGGCATGATGTCCCGGTTACAGAAAACACCGTACCCGCTGCTGCGACGGAAGACGCAGCAGATACCGTAGAAAGAGAGGGATAAGATAGATGTTTCTCCCCCATAGTTTCAAAACAGAAGTAGGGGGCGTTCCCGAGATAATCATCTCTCAGCAGGCGTACTACGACATGTGGACCATCGTCGACAAAGTTACGACCGAAGTGGGGTGGATGGGAACAGCTCACCGTAGAGACGACGGCAATCTTTTCATCGAAGAAATTCTCTTGCTGAAGCAGCAGTGCCACTCGACCACTACCGAGATGTCCCCTGAGGGGTACGCAGATGCTGTTACGCGTCTTGCGATGGAGGACGCCGAGAAAGGAATCAATCCGGAGTCGCCAGACTACAGGGCCAACAAACTTTTCTTCTGGGGCCATTCTCACGTAAACATGGATACGTCTCCTTCGTCGCAAGACGATGCCCAGATCGAAATATTCAGAGGCGATGGATGTCCGTGGTTTATCCGCGGCATCTTCAACAAGAAGAAGAGAGCAGAGTTCACTGTATTTTTCTTCGACGCGAATCTGGCGGTCATAGACTGCCCGTGGTCGATAGAGGCTACCGTCGACGATGGTAGAAGAGAATTCTGGGAGAAGGAAATCAGTGATAAGGTCAGTACTTTCTCGTCGAGCTCGTATTACGGAAGTAACAAGCACAAAGGCAGCAGCTATACCCCTCGTAGGACGGGTGGTCAGTTCAGTGATCGGTGGAGTAAGTAATGAGCGATACCGTGGATACTCTTCGGCATATCAAGGTATTCGACGCCGAGGAGTTCGCGAGCAAGCGGGTCGACGTGATAGGGGCCGGAGCTACCGGCTCCCGAATCGCGCTCGCGTTGGCGAAGCTCGGGATCACGAATCTTCACGTGTGGGATTTCGATAAGATAGAGTCTCATAATATAGCTAATCAGGCTTACGGACTTAAAGATGTCGGTAAGCCGAAAGTACGTGCGTTGGAAGAGCTTATTCACGAGCAGACGGGGATTAGTATCGCCCCTCACGAAGAGGCTGCTACGAAAGAGTCCGATCTGGGAGCATATGTGTTCCTTCTCACGGATACCATGGCTTCGAGAAAAGAGATTTGGAAAGGTGCTTTGAAGTACAAAGCCCACGTAGAACTCGTCGTAGAAACGAGGATGGGAATCAGCGAAGGAAGAGTCTATTCCGTAGTTCCGTCAGAACCGGCGGAAGTTTCATTTTACGAAAAGACGTTCTGCGACGATGACGAAGCAGAGGAGAGCATGTGCGGTGCTCGGACCGTAGTCGGCTCCACCGCTGAGTTGGTGAGCGGCTACGCTGTGTGGGCTTTTCTCAGGTACTATAAGTATAATCTCGAACGAAAAGAAGAGCGACCAGAGGTAGAAATGCTGTTTTTTGCCAGCCCGGCAATGACTATGACGAACTCGCCGAAACCGGTGCTCGTCTAACCAACTTCAAAAGGGAAGAACAAACTATGATCGACATTTCCATCGGAGCGCCTCCCCGCTCTCCCATGCGCACCGTCACCGTCCCCGACGATGCTTCCGTCGCGGATGCCATCGAAGCGGCTGGGCTCAACGGCCCGGAGTATCGGAACTTCGAGATCCGGGCGGGCGGCAACCACATCGATCACCCCGAGCGCGAACGCGCCACTCCGGGGATGACGGTGATCCTGGCCCCTCAGGTGAAGGGGAACGAGTTCGAAATTCGCATCAAGACACGATAGATGGCCAGAAATACCGGGGAGGAATCGTTCTCCCCGGCGTCATCTATGAGGAAGTGAGATAGCATGATTACGAGAGTAAAAATTAAGAACTTCGGCGTTCATAAGTATATGGATATCGAGTTAGAAAAAGGTATAAACGGGATCATTGGTACGAATGGTTCCGGTAAATCAACGATACTCGAAGCTATTAGATTCGGATTTACTGGTCAGGTATCTATGTCGGGGAATAAAGACGATAATGTTTCATGGGGCGAAGATCGCGGTAGTGTAGAGATTTGGTTCACGTACGGTGACACTGATTATCAGCTGAAACGTACTCTTGGAGCTGGTTCTTCTCAGCGTCTGATCACCCCGGAAGACACTTATCGTCGAAAGACTGAAATCGAGCAGTATTTGAGAGAGCTTCTCGGCGCGAGTGCTGACGCGCTTTTGAACAATATTTTTCCTCCACAAGGAGATATAGATAAGATACTTTTCGATACGCGTACCCAACGTTTGAAAGAGATGCAGCAAACCGTAGGGCTCCAAAGAGCTGCGGAAGCTGAAAAAGCCCTCGGTAACGAGATTAACAGTTATATATTAACGATAGGTCTTGACGCACAGATAGAGGCAATCGAAGAAGAATTTGAAAAAGTAGACGAAGAGCTGAAAGATGCCACTCGACATAAAAGTTCAGTAGATGACGAGATAGATTGTCTCGAAACCTATAGAGATAAGCTCAACGAGTTCATGATTTCGCAAGAAAATAGGGTCATATTGGATGATACCAAAAAGGAAATAGACGGCCTCGAACGAGAGCTCTACAAATCTAATCATGAGCGTCTTGAAATATCCAGTCATATAGAGGCAATGGCGTATCTTCGTGACTCGAAGAAACCGCTCGTAGAGGATGCTCAGGAGAAACTTCTCGACATCAGGTCGAGAGAGAAACAGATCAAAACGGTCGAATCTTTGAAAGAGAAACTCGTAAAGATAGATAAAGCGATAGTGGATCTCACAGAGTCGCGAGATGACCTTCTCGATATTATAGAGTCTAAGGAAGATCTCTTACGAAAGAAGCGTTCCAAGCTCGATCAATTAGTAGACATCGAGAAGGAAAAGATCCCATACCCGGAGACAGAAGAGGAAAAAGAATATAAAGAAGAATATCAGAACATCGCAGCTGAGCTCGATGATCTGACGAAAAAGGAGCTGTTTTCGGAAGAGCTGGACGATCTTCAGAAGAAGTTAGAGGGTAGGAATCTCATGCTCGAGTCTATCGACGAGGGTAGCTGCTACGCATGCGGAGCTCCTGTAGACGACGTTAAGAGGGCCTTTGTTGAGAATGAAATAGAGGAGCTAGAAGGGTCGATTTCGGAGGTTTCAAAGGCTCTTCGCGCAGAACGCGATGAGAAGGTACGCGAGTTGACCGAGTATCTCTCTGGTCTCGAAAAGAAAATAGAGTATTACATTAAGACGGCCCGCGAGGTAATATCCTCGAGAAGAAAGAAAATCGAAAAAGAAGTAGAGGAGCTCGAGAATGACTTGAAGATGCTCAGGTCCGAGAAAGAAACGCTCGGCGAGCTTCGTGCAAAGAAAACAGCAGTAGAAGAGCAGATATCCAATAACGAAGTAGTAGAGTCTCATGACGTGGATATCGACGAGCTTAAGAGCACGGTCGATAAATACGATAAGGTTCTTACGAAATTGAGTGATCTCGAGAGCGAACTTAAGTTAAAGGAACAGAAAATAGAGAATATAGAATCCTCGTTACAGCGAGCTAATGAAAGGAAAGAAAAGATAGAAAGTAATACCGTCAGTTTTAGTGATGAGGAAATAGCTGAGGCGAAGGAGAAAGTGGACGTTCTTGCTGAGAGACTAAATTTTCGTAAGAGCCTCATAGAGGCCCTCACTGGACTGGAAGTGAAATATAAGGAGTACTCTTCTTCGCTTAAGAGCCTTCATGAGAAATATGAGAGGGAAAAGAAAGATCAAGAATGGGTGAAATTCTGTAAAAAAGTAAGAGACGTGTTTCATGTAAGTGCACTTCCGTCCCTCGCCATGAGAGAATACGCGACGGTACTGAACAAGCGTGTCGACTACTATCTGTCTACGTGGGAGGCTCATTTTACTATGGAGCTCGACGAAGAGCTGTCATTTATAGCTAAATTCGACGATAGAATACATCCGGCGAAGAGGTTGTCGGGTGGACAAAGGATAATTGCGAGTACAAGTTTTAGACTCGCGATGGGTGATACGTTCGCCAAACGCGTCGGATTGCTAGTTTTAGATGAGCCATCAGTCTATCTAGACAAAGATAACATCATACATCTACAGAGACTTTTACTGAAGTTGAAGGAGCTGGCCGGCGCGACCGGTAAACAGATCCTCTTGGTTACACACGAAGAGACATTAAGTGGTTTCTTCGATAACATCATCAGACTGTAAAAAAGGGTCACATAATGCCCAGAATCACTTTCATCAACGACGACGGCGCCGGATTCGGATCCCCGCGCGAGGTCCCCTACGGCACCACCATGGCCGGTCTCTTCCGCGAGATCTGGCCGACGGGTAATCCGGAGCACTTCCGGTTTACTCTCAACGGTCGCTCCGCTACCGGTGACGATCGTCTCTCGGATGGCGATCGTGTCGCCATGATCGCCGCTACCGACGAGGCGCGTTACCCGGGTTACGGCCAGCGCCTCGGCGGTACCGTCGGTGGTTATGGTGCGGTCGACCGCGATGGTGGCGACCGCGTCGCTTTCATCGCTCCGCACGGCACCGGTTTCGCCGATTGGTACTACATCCGTCCTGGTACCACTCTCGAGCAGTTCGTTTATGAGCGTCTCGGTCGTCATTTCGACGTTCGCAATCACGTCATCAGCGTCGATGGCGTTCAGGGTCCCCCGGCCTCGCAGGTTCTCCGGGCGAACAACCATATCTCGGTCACTCCGCGCAACATCAAGGCTGCGTCGGATGTCGAGATCACCCTCATCAAGGGTTCCGGTGCCGGTTATGCGGCTCGTCGGCGTATCCCCCAGGGGACCACGCTCGGCGAGCTGTTTCACCGGGAGACCGAGGGTGACGATCCGGAGCGGACTCACATCATCAAGCTCAACGGTGAGACCGCCACCCGCGATCGGGTTCTCGAGAACGGCGACTCGGTGACGATCTCTCCGAAGAACGTCAAAGGCGCCTGAGCAGTTAGAGGGGAGGCAGCATTCGTCTGCCTCCCCTCGTTTTTGTTTACCCCATCTCACCACGATCGAGAGATCGAGAGATCGAAAACCATAAGGAGCGTTATGGCCTCAATCGAGGATACTCTGCAAGGAACGTTCGTTCCTACTCCTCATCAGATCCAGAAGTACAAGTTCGTAGGTGATGATCTCTCCATATACCCGTGCGAAGGGCTCGAAGAGCGTAGGTTCCTAAGGCTTTTGATGCTCGCTGCAAGATTCTATAGTATTCTCTGTGAGAACGAAGGTAAGACGGCTCTCAATAGAAACAGGCAGTTGATACAGTCAGAGATTGAAGGATTCTCGCGATCGATCAATAATCTCCGAAGATCAGTTGGAGAGTTAAATCAAAAGAGTTCCGTGAAATTCATGAAGGAAGTTCAGAAGACTTCTGGATACGTGGAAGCTATGGAAAAGACGATAGGAGAAATAGTAGACCGTGGAGTAGAGAAGTCGTCTCTTTTCGATTTTATGACGATCTATAAAGACTTCTACCATATGAGTGTCGGTGACGTTTACGAAGGGGTTTACCCCATTTTCTACGAAGATATCAAAAAAGACAAAAAGTTGGCAGTTATAGGTAAACCAGAGGCGGAAGTTTTTAATGACAAGATCGTAATACTTACAAAGCCGGCATCTATTAAGCACAATAAGAGAATTATTGACTTCGGAAACTATTTTATCACGTACTCTTTCCAGGTGTTGAACGATGCTTTACGGTCTGGAAACTCGGCTGCAATTCATAGCGGTTTGCGCCTCTCATCGCCGTCTCCACGTTACCCAAAAGACGATGACGGGGATAATATACACCCTCACATATCCGGTAACGGTATGTGCACAGGAGAGGCAGGTTACCGTATCTTGAGCTTTCTCCAGCAGGGCGTACTTTCAGGGGTTTTCCAACTCGTAAACAGCATCCTGAATACACTCGGATCAGGTCCCTACAGAGCGATCAGCGCCTGGGATCCTCGCCCGTCGTGTGCGGGGTGTGGCGAGATTATCGGTGAAGATGACGAAAGGGTCAATTGTTCTTCGAATGGTGCAGCGCTTCACAAGTCGTGCGCATATGAAGACGAGGATGGGAACTTTCACGAACATCGCTTCGTCAAGACTTGTACCTTCTGTTTCAACGAGGGTGTTTTCGATGACAGGACTACGCGTGGAGGCAATGTCGGATGTCCTCTGTGCATTGAGGAGCTTTCGCGAGTCGAAAATCTCGTCAACGAAGGAAAGTTCCCTTGCCCGAACTGTAATCACGTTCATGAAGGCGAAGACGCGTTCGATCATAAGATAGAGCTCGGAGAGAAGGACTACGCGTGTACCAGATGTGTGAGCTGGGTCAGAGAGCCCAACGAGGACGGCGTCGGCACCTGTGAAGTAGAAGGAATAGGTCGCGTCACTACAAGTCGCATGATAACCCAGAGGAGTCGCCGCTCTTTTCCGCGTATTCCGAATATCGTCGTCTGCAGCTGCGGATCGAGAGTAGCCGAAGAAAATATCAGAAGAGACGATTTCGCAATGTCCAACTGTTGCCAGGTATGCGACCCCGATAATCTCGGAATGTCTCAGTCGTTCCTTGCGCAGGTGCCTATCATGGAAGCGTGGCTGTGGAACTTTTACGGAACGCATATAGGTGAGATGACGACGCAGTATTGCCGCCTCTATAGTTTCGTCGGCGAAGACGTTTCTGCCGAACGGGCTGCGAGCGTGGTCAAGAGATTGCGATGCTGGGAGATTAACCTGAGTAGAACCATGTGCTACGTCGATCGCCATACCTCTCTGAGAGAGAAGGCCATATTCTGGGAAACCGTTTTAGCCGATACCGGCTTCATCATCCTGACCGCAGACGAGGAAAGCATCCGTATCCATGACGAAATCCAAAGATTCCGAACAGAAGACGCGACGCGCGCCGGTAACGCGCCGGAAGGCGTCCTCGAAAGAGAAAGAGAAAGGATCCAGGAAACCCTCCGGCGGCTCAGAGACTTCTTCTCCGGAAGAAGAGCCGCAAGAGATGAAGAAGGAAGAGAAGAAGAAGGAAGAGAAGAAGACGGAAGAGAAAGAACCGACGAAGATCGAGAAGAAATCCGAGCAGGCGAAGCAGGAGTCGTCGAGGCCGTCGATACCGGTGACGGCGCCTGAAGAGAAGAGAAAAGAGGCAGAGGATCTTCCAGCCTCTCCCGTGAGGCCTATACTCGAGTATTCCGAGGGAGTCGACGCCCTGTATTTCACGCCGTATGCTTGGGCGAAGCTCCAGTTCATGTGTCACTCCGTCGATACCGAAATCGGCGGAATGGCACTTACGGCAGCAGACAATCCGTTTCTCATCGAGGATATAGGTATCGTCAAGCAGAAGGCGAGTGCAGCTTTCGTTGATTTCGATGACGAGGCGTTGAACGATTTCATGACCGAGCAGTTCGTAAAGCACGATCGTCAGCCGATCAACTGCATGAGGATCTGGATACATACGCATCCGCATAGATGCACGAAGCCTTCGGGACAGGACGAAAATACGTTCAGAGACGCTTTCGGAAGCGCAGACTGGGCAGTGATGTTCATTCTTGCGAAATCAGGAGAGGTCTACGCGCGTATGCGGGCTGATACTGCGCACGGCGTTTCGATCAACAAGCATCTCGACGTAGATATAGACTGGTCCAAACCTTTCGAGGGTTCGGACCACGACAGCTGGCTCGAAGAGATCCGTGAGAAGGTCACTATCAGAACGTATTCGACTCCAGCAAAAGTAACGAGGTTCCCTGGTACGAGAAGCCGCGGCGTAAACGCGCTGATAAGCGATAAGAGATCGAGCTCGAACTCCACGAAGTCTTACATCGATGATGATTATATTTTAGATAATGAGTGGTACGGCGGTGGATACGGTTACGGAGACGGTTACGGCGGTCAGAGAAGGTATTCCCGCGATAGTACGACGCACGGGAGGAAGGTGGAGATTCGCCTGTATCCTGAACACGTCTGCTACGATATGCCGAACCAGCTTTATATCAATCTGCTGAAGATGCCCCGTAAGAATTCGTTCTTCATTCATTCGGATAAGAAGGTTCTCGAGAAACTCGGGGCGGTGATGGTTCCGTACAAGAAGCACGAGGGCAAAGAGACCGCTAAGTTCCTCTGCTATATCAAGAGTCATGGCAAGAAGTATACAGTCGATTCGAGAGCACTCACTATGATGGTCGACCACCCCGTTCCCGTCCTCAAAGCTATTTTGGAAGAGCGTCACGAAGCCGAACAGAAGCTTCTGAAGATAGCGGATGGCAGGAACGAGAACATGTACGGTTTTACCGATATCTTCGGTAAACGGTGTCATGTAATCGTTCCTTGGTTCTGCCTGAACAGGAGGCTGATCTGGCTTTCGGAGGACGAGTATGTGACGATGGAAGAGATAAACGACGGTATTACTTCGCTTGAAGAGTCACTCGATAAAGAGGAAGATGATACGAAGGAGCTTACGACAGTGGGCAGCGAGGACGATAAGGGTGACGAACAGTTTTTGGATAAGGAAATCGAAGATTTGGAGACCGGGTTCTTCTTGGAAGAGAAGGAGCTGGCGGACGGTAAGCGTAAGATAAATCTCAGTTTCGATCACTTCTTCTCGGAAGCGTGGGATAACGTAATAGCGTACCTTAAGGCAGCGAACTATTTCGGAGCGAGTGAGAAGGACATCGAGACGAGACTCTTCAAGTACGAAATGGAAGCCAAAGCAGATGTAGAGAGAGAAGCTTACGAGGCGGTGAATAAGCTGGTGAGGTTGAAGGGTTACGACGTAGAAGCTCTCAAAGCCGTGATGATCAGTGACCAGAAGGAGGAAGAGGAATGAGCGAAGAGCAGACCACTGTAGAAGAGCGCTATAGCCGACAGGCATCTCTGATACCTCCCGATAAAATCGCTACTTTGACGGTATGCGTGATCGGTGTCGGCGCTATCGGGAGGCAAGCTGCACTTCAGCTTGCCGCCTCAGGTGTCGGACGTCTGAAACTGATAGATCACGACGATATCGAAAGGGTGAATCTCGGTCCTCAGGGCTATTACGAGTCGGACATCGGGAAGAAGAAAGTCGAAGCGACAGCTGACGTGGCGCGATCGAACAACCCGGAGATCAGCATCGAGGCGGTAGATCGACGTTACAATCCTGTAGACGGCGATTGTGATGCGGTCTTCATGTGCGTCGATAGCATCGAGACTCGAAGGTTCATCTATGAATCTTTGATGGATCGGAAGCCGTTCCTTGTCGACGGCAGGATGGCCGCTGAGACGCTGAGAATCGTGACCGCCTACGATGATTCGACTTACGAGGACTACGAAGAGACACTCTTTTCAGATGATGAAGCTTTCGAGGGAGAGTGTACTGCAAGAAGCACTATCTATTCGGCGAACATCGCCGCAGGACTGATGGTTGCGCAGTTCGCAAAGTGGGTTAGAGAGATGGAGATGATTATCAAGCCTGACTTCATTCTTAATCTTCTGAGTGGAGAGCTATTCGAAACGGAGTAAAATGGCGTATCTCGCGTATATCGGTAGAGCTTTGGCGCTATACCCAGCGAAACTGGGTGAGCTTTTCGAAGAGCACTGTACGGTAGAAAAAGTAGTTAGCGAAGAGGTATGGAAAACCAGTAGGTCGACCGGTCGACGGTATCGTAAAGTCGAGCGGATAGGCAAAAAGGTAGAGATGTACTGGTACGCCGAAGACGATGGAAAAGAAGTTTTCTGTGCCTATTCAGGGTACGGTGCTCATATCGAAAAGACGCTAAAGCAACGAAAGATTCCATACACCACCGAGAACCGTGTCGATCACGGTCTTCCGAAACCAAATCTTGAAGCGATCAGACATATAGAATGGCGGCCACGGCAAAAAGAAGTCGTGGCCGCCATTCTGGCTTACAACGGGGGTGCTATCGATTGCCCGACGGCGTTCGGTAAAACCTTTATAGTTAAGCAGATCGCAAAAGTTTATCCGGAGTCCCCTATTATCGTAACTGTTCCGTCCGTGGATATCGCAAATGACATCTACGATGGATTACGTTTCGATATACCGGGGGTGGGAATGGTCGGCGACGGAAAGAATAAACCAGATAGGGTTACAGTTGCGGTAAGCCAGTCGTTACACAAGTGCGATAGGCACGCGAGTTTGGTTCTTGTAGACGAGTGTCATGCGATTCTCACGACGAATTTCATAAAGAAGCTTCATAGATTCTATCGGGCAAAGTTCTTCGGATTTACCGCTTCTCCGGAAGGTAGAAGCGACAAGGCAGACAGGTTTTTAGAGGCTTTATTCGGGGAGGTATTAGTCCGTGTTTCCTATCAAGAGTGCGTAGAGAGCGGAAACGTTGCTCCTATTAAAGTACACGCTTACACCGTAGAAGACGGGCCTGACGTTTCAGCAATAGAGAATCATACGAAGGCAGATCGCCTCGGTATATGGACGAACCGTACAAGAAACGAATTCATTGCGCGTGTAGTAAGAAAAGTAGAAAAGGATGTTGGCGACAACGAGCAGATTCTGATTATGGTCGATAAGACCGAGCACGCCTATGCTCTTGGGCAGTATCTCGACGACTACACCGTTGTTTCAGCCGAACCCGATCCGAGACGAGTTGCCCAAATGCGACGAAACGGGTCGATGTTACGGGCGCAAAAGATATGTACTAAGAAGTCGCGGGGATATTATAAACGTATGTTCGAGCTCGGGAGACTCAAAAAGGTTATCGCAACGAAGGTGTGGAAACAGGGAGTCGATTTTCAGGACCTTTCGGTTCTCGTACGCGCTGATGCCGTTTCAACTCCGATACAGTCTACACAGATCCCGGGAAGACTTAGTAGACTCGGACGAGAAAAAGAGAAAGATTACGGCATACTTATAGATTTCTTCGATAAGTTTAGTGGGAATTTGTACGCGCGTTCACTAAATAGATTCAAGGTGTATCGCAGCAAAGGGTGGAGTATCGAGAACAAGACATGTTAACTTTCGATGAGATTATAGATGAGGAGGGGAATCACCGAGTTCCTGATCCAGAGCTCGTAAAGCTTGCAAACGAGATATTAGATGCTTTCAAAGAGATAGCCCCAGAGATACCGATCCTCCGTAAAAGTAAGATGCAGTTCTATAAAGCTGCTGCGATATGTAAAGAACACGGAATGGCGCCGATCGACTTCGTACGGTCGCGAGTGCACGATATGAGAACTTCTGGTATGAAGTGGGCAACAGCGATCGCCTGTGATAGATTCGGTACGGTGGAGTCCGACCACAACATATTGTGTATCGAAGATATTAGGCACTATAAATCGCAGGTTGACCTTTTCCGCCGGCTCTCAAGTATCTACGGCTCTCAGCTCACAGTAGAGGATCGGTCGAACGCGTTTACTCCGCTTTTCCGTTGTATGCTCGCGTATACCTATGGGAACGAGGAGGTTTTTAAGCAGTACAAAGAGGCTGCGAAGGAAGAGTTGAAGATTGTTTCGGTGGCGAAAGAGATATTTAAGGAGTTAGCGAAGGTGCTTGATGACTAAATCTTTCACACGACTGCAGTACTGTATTATGCTGTATCATATTATGCAGTCCGAAACAGTCGCTGACATAGCTCTCGATAGACTCGAGCCTCGGCACATCGTTGAGATGTCGGGAAGGAAGTCTTTTGGACTCGTATTTAAAGTAATTGGAAGTTATAGAAAGAGATACGATAGTCTTCCAGATCTCGCAGTTATAGTCACGGAAATAAGGAGGTTTGTAAAAGAGCATTTGCATAACGATACTGAGGTAAGAGATAACATATTAAAAGATGTACGAGCATTTATAGAGATATCGAAGGTAGCTGACGAGCGCAGTGAAGAGATGGCACGAGATATGATCACCTACATAGTAGATGAGTGTATACTTACGCCAGAGCTCCACAATATTCTCGACGAAGCAAAAGAGTCCGAAGTGATAGAAGGCCTTGGTGAGCGCATTACAAACCTCGAGGATAGAAAGAGATCGCTAAGTGGCGGACGTTCATTTACCGGTATTTTCGATGACGATGATACCTTCGGGGAGCGTGTACCCACTAATATACCGTGGCTGGATTCTCGCTTCGGAGGAGGAAGAGGTCTCGTAAAAGGGTCTACAATTGGAATCATAGCTCCGCAAGGTACAGGTAAAACGTCTCTTGGGATACAGCTCGCAGTAGGTCAAGCGCTCGCCGGTAGTAGCGCTTTGCTGGTTCTGGCGGAGGAAGGTCTTTCGCGGTCGATGCGGTATAAAATACAGGCGGCAGCGCTCGGATTCTCGTACACCGAACTAGAAGAGACTAAAGGCGACTTGAACGCAGTACTGAAGAAAAATGATATACCGAAAGAAATTGCTGATAAGAAGATAGAAATGATGCAGAAGAATTTTAACGTACTTGATTTGGTGGATAAAGAAAATGATCTCGAAGCGATACAAGATGAGTTACAACATCTTATGCGGCAAGACCGGACGCCAGTTTACACATACGTAGATTGGGCGGGAGTAATCGCAGACAAGATGGTAGGGTCGAAGGTAAAAGGGAGGACCTTTAACACAAAGGAAGAGGCTCTGAAAACTATTAGCTATACGCTTTCAAGATATGCTCAGAGAACGGATAGTATCGTAGCAATCAGCCAGCAGATGGCTGGAAGGTTCGCCGCTAGAGGGCCTTTCGCAATAAACGACCATTACTGCGCTGCGGATTGTAGAGGCTTTACGGAGCCTATGAAATACGTGTTGGTTATTAACCCTCAAGATAGCCGAACGAGACTTTCCCTTATGAACGTGGCAAAAGCTCGGGACGATAAAGTCTGTCAGCCGTTTCCTATTCGGCTGAGGGGCGAGATCCCAGTGATAGAAGACGCGAGTAATCAGTTCTCTATGAAGGGTAAGCGGTTCGTGAGCAAGCGTTCGAGTCTGAGTAAGGATCGGGTGCCGAGCGAGGTGTAAGATGGTATTAAATCCAAGCCTTTACGCTGCTCTGAAGCATAAATTCGGAGAAGTGTACGTTACTAACGAGAATGAACGGCGGCTAGAATCGAGAGTACCCGGTGAGAGGTTTCCAGAGGTTATAGAGAGAGGAGAGCACTACAACGTATGCTGTCCGTACTGTGGAGATACGAGAAATAGACTTTCTATTTCGTACAAATGGCTCGATAAGCACCCGTTCAGCGGAAAGTTGATGACGCATCTTATAAACTGTTACAACGAGTCTTGCGAAGATATCAGGTCTGAAGACTTTTATCTCGACATTATCGAGAAGATGGAGCTTGCGGACCTCGGGATGCTCCCCGAAGCCGATAACATTCCGGCCGGAACGCCGAAAGTGCAGCAATATGCTATACCGATGCCTGAAGGCTGCGTTCCTATAGGGTCGCTTCCAGAAGAGCATGAGGCGATACAATTCATAAAGCATAAGTACAATTTCAACATAAGATTCATAGACAAATTTTATGAAGTGAAATGGTGTGGATATACCGATCCAAAATTTAAATGTTCGAAAAATAGAATCATCTTCCCGATACGTAAAGACGGGGAGCTGGTTGCTTGGCAAGGGAGGACTATAGAGGCCGACAATAGTATGCGATGGTTCCTACCTCCCGGCTTTGTAAAATGCTTCTATAACGGCGATATGGTAGATCCTATCGAGACGCCAGTCATAACCGAAGGTATTCCAGCGTCTATCGCTTGTGGTCCTAAGGGGATATGTATATTTGGTAAAAAGCTGAGCCTTATGAGAAGCAAGGAGTTTTCTGATAAATGGACGTCCGCTATAGTAGCTACCGACCCTGATACGTTCGTGAAAGACCCTAAAAGCGGTAGAATACCTGCGTACGATACGAAGAGTAATCTTGAAAGATTTATAAACGATGTCAGGCTGATAAGATGGCCGAGTGAGATACTTACTCGAGCGAAAAGGAAGTTAGACGGGGAAGATATTTTCGTCCCGGATCCGGCAGATATCGGGATGAAAGCTATGAAACGACTTATAGAAGAAGCGAGATAGATATGCCTACAGTAGTAACTTCTTCGACAGTAAACGAAGACCATTTCGATTTTTTCGAAAGGATAAACGAGGATGAACCTAGCACGCCATACTCGTTGATCTGGAAAGTATGTAACCAGGGGCTGGTCCTCCCGGAAGAGAAGGTAGGAAATGCCTTTCATCTCCCGGCGTGTAAACTTGATGGACCGCTCAGTCAGAGCTACGTGCCAGAGAGAAGAGAGAGAGAAGAAGCCGTATACAAGTGTCAGAGGCTTGGATGGGGTCATCGGAAGTATCTTTTAGTTCTTCCATCCCCAGACGATATAGACTTTATGGACCAGATAGCATTACACCCTAAATCACGTGGTGGCGCATTTCTTAGGAATGAGCTGGAACTCGCTGGGTTTAATCCTACGGAGGTAATCGTTACTCACGTATGTAGATTTCCGCTTCCGCAAGGTATGAAGCGATATCGCTCTAAACATGTGAAAGCATGCCTTCCGTATCTCCTAGCCGACATATACCATATAAATCCGGACGTTATGATACTATGTGGAAGCGATTCACTGAAAGCATTATACGGTAAGAACGCGAAGCTTGATACATATAGAGGTAACGTACTCAACTATAAATTCGGAAAAGAGGAGACGGAGATAAAAGTAATTCCTACGGTCAGTCATCTTGCGTTTCTTGGAGGCTACGCAAATCTCAGCGTGTTCAGAAGCGAGCTTATAAGAGCTCGGAATATAGGTAAATCGATCGACATAGCAAAAGTTGAGGAAGAGGAGAAAGATTACAGAGTTTGTGATACCATAGAAAGCGTTAAGGAACTGATCGAAGACATCAGGAAAGATAGCCCTAGGCATATAGCTGTCGATACCGAGTTTGGAAATGATTATGCGAGAGAAGAATATACGTACACACTATCGATACAGCTTTGTTGGGCTAAGGGAAAAGCTGCGTTTATAAAATTGAGAGACCAGATAAAAAGGCCTCCTCACGATTTCGTAAAGTTTCACGGTACGCGAAGGAAAGATGGTACGAGAAGAGCAAAGGTAGAGAAAAGGAATACACCTGATCGTGTAGGCGTTCCTATGTTTTCGAAAGAAGATGAATCGAAAATATGGGAGATGGTACACGGCCTTCTTTCAGACGAGGGCATTAGGCTCGACGGACAGCATTTGAGAGCTGACGTTAACCAGTTTTATATCAACGGGTGGCCTCTCGATGAGAAAGTAACAACTGGGTTCGATACGATGCTAGTTCATCATCTTCTTTACGGCGATGAGCATCAGGGCCTGGATCATCTCGTCCGTAAGTACGTACCCGAATACGGTGCGTACTGGCAAGAGCTAGAAGAATGGTTAGGCAATAATAGTAGACAGTCTAGGCTTAGGTTTGGATATCGAGATATACCCCTCGATATACTGATACCTTATGCTTTGAAGGACGCCGATGCTACGTGGGAGATAGCTGAATTCCTCGAGGAGGAGCTCAGGAAGAATAATAAACTTTGGAAGCTCTACTGGACTCAAAGCGCTCCTACTTCGCTACATCTTATGGATATCGAGCGTAACGGGATATTGATAGACGAAGAACAGCGTCAGTTCATCCGTGACACGTACGAACCGATATATAACGATCTTTTGAGTAGATTCCAGGAAGAGAACAACTGGCCTGGGTTTAATCCTCGCAGCAGATATGACGTGTCAGCGTTCCTCTACAGCGATACTGAATATTCTGATAAGAAAGATGCTCCTCCGGGGGCAAGGGTATTAAGTCTGAAACCTCTTTATAACACGGATAAGTATCCTAAGAGCTGGGAAGAGATCGAAGAGCGCGGTGAACAGCGGTTCCATAATCCTTCGATTAAATCTACTACGCTAGAGGTTCTACAGACGGTCTATCCTGACGTTAAAGAGATCAAAGCTATAAGACAGCTGAGCGTCATAGGTAAGTTTCTTACTGCGTATCTAAAGCCGCAGGTGCCGAACGAGTTCGGAGTTCCAGCCGGTGGGGATGGATTTCATAATAATATATGGAGTGATGGGCGTGTACGTACGCATCTTTCGCAACTGACTCAGACGGGTAGATATTCATCTAAAGCTGCGAATCTCCAGACGAAGCCAAAGAAACAGGAAGCTGCTGCGTTCGAGGTACTGGTTGACTACTATTTTGGTGTAAGCGTCGAGGAGTATAATAGACGGATAGAGCCCGATTACGACGGGCCCGATAAGATATCCGAAGAGGAAAGAGTACCTTATATACCTTTCGCATCATGTTTCATAGCTCCTGAAGACTACTGTCTTATCGAAGCCGACTTCAAAAATGCAGAGATTTTTATATGGGCATACTGCAGCGGTGATAAGGAACTGATACGGGTTGTTGATAGCGGAAGAGATCTTCATTCGGAAGTAGCTTGCAGATCGTTTAATCTCGATCCGCTCCCGGAGTTGAATAGGGTGCTTAGGACACTCGAGGAATCAGGTGATATTGGTCCCTATAAGGAGTGGAATAAAGACTTTAAAGCGAGATTCGAGTCTCAGAGAGTTGCTGCGAAAACTGTTAATTTCGGTGTGATGTACGGGCGACGCGCTCCGGCGCTTGCTCGTGAAATTATACGCCAAGGTGTTGATGTATCTATTAGCGACTGTGAAAGCATCATTAACGGTGTTGCGAATAACTTCAAAGTAGCTTGGAAATGGCTGAATGACAACGCAGAGTTCGCAGTAGAAAACGAATATATCGAGAATGCTTTTGGAAGAAGACGGTACTTTCAAGGAGTTCGGGAACTTTCTGAAAGAGACCAGGCCTCTGTAAAAAGAGAGGCGAAAAATAGCCCGATCCAGGGAACTGTCGCAGACCTCCTTGCCCGCGCTGGAATAAATCTTTATACATTAATGAATAAAACAGACGTCGGAAATAAATTAGATTTCAAAATATTGCTCCCTATCCATGACGCTTTTCTTTTCGAGGCACGGAAGTCTCAGGTCAAAGAAATATCGAAAGCGATAAACCTGTGCATGTCAAAGATGAATCCAGTTCCAAATACGGACTACAGACTAAAGCTTGATATAGAGGTAATGGATCATAGGTGGAGTGACCACTAGATATAGTCCGTTTCGGCCAGTAGCCACAATATATAGTAGACGTTTTCACTATGGAAACCTGCGGAGAACCGGCATACTGCCGTACCCGCTTACATTAAGGACGAACTAATATGGGATGGAAGCACAAGAAGGATAGCGACGACCAGCGTCAGCGTCGGGAGGACTGGTTTCAGACCTGTCTCAACCCCGGTACGCTTCAGGCGGCAAAACCTGCCGGGAAGGAAGGCGAGACTGTCATCCGTTTGATACCAGAGTACAAAGATGGCGAACGCCTTCCGATGGTGATCGCCGATTCCGAAGAAGGACCTGAGTTCAGCAACGGGTTTAACGAATCGATGTCCATCAACGTCGGTCTTGACGAAAAGTTTACCGGCTTCACCCTGGCGTCTGACCAGGAAGAGGGCACGAAGGACCTGAATAAGGTGTTTAGTGGCCTTTACATCCGGCTGAAAAATCGTCTGAAGAACAACAAGGTTCCCGAAGATAAGCTCGAGAAGGTGAAGAGCCTGTTCGAGCGCCCCACCCGTGACGGGCGTGAGCTTCCTCCACCTCTTCCGAATTCGTCAGAATGGACACTGGTGCAGGGAATCGTTTACGTGTTTAACGGGGAACGTCTTCCGAAGCCGAAGGGTAAGCAGTGCATCTTTCTCAATCCGACGACGTCGTCTTCGGTAGGAGAACTGCTCGTTAAGGCCCATGAGGACAACATCGATTTGTTCGATCCGAAGGAGGGTCGCCTGATCATTTTGAAGCCCGAGAGGTCTCGTATCGGAGGGTTCATGCTTCTCTCCGCCGAAATGGGGGAGGCTACCTCGATTCCTGAGGATACGTGCAAGAAGCTGTGGACGCCGTGGAGCAAGGTGATCAAGAGGTATACGTACGACGAGCATCTTCAGCAGGCTTTCAAGTGTTTCGGACGTGACATCATTCGCATCGCGTTCCCCGACGAGGTTGCGCAGTATGAAGCGCGTCACGAAGGTAAGGCGTCGACTCCGGAGGCTTCTCCGGAGAGGGTTTCTGAGAAGCCGGAATCGTCGGGAGGTATGGAGATCGATGTTGACGTCGAAGGAGGGCCGCTGGGGTCGTCTGACGACTCGCCGACTGAGCCGACTTCTGATGATCTCGACGTTAAGTCTCCTGAAGAGATGAAGAGTGAGTATGAGAAGTTGCTCGATATGGAAGACCTCGAAGATTAGACAGTGAATGCGCGGTCACAATCAGGAGTAGGATATGAGCGAACATAACGAGCTAGTAGATGATCTGATTTCTGTGATGAACAAGAGCTCGACGAGCTCGAAGGCTTACCTTCAGGGAGATCATGCCCAACATACATGGGGCGTTGAGATACCGTGGCTTCCGTTCCAGTGGTTGATCGGTGGGTCAAATGTATTACCAGCCCAGCGATACTTTGGAGTAAGCGGAGAGCCGAAAACATTCAAATCGACTATGATTACGGAAATAGGCAATTGGTTCATAGCGAGTGGCGGCATTCACGTTCTCATCGATAACGAGAACAAGACGTCGCCGACTATGTTAGATGCGATGACGTGGCATAATGAAACGATCGCATCGAGAAACTCGCGGATATTCAAGGTAACAACATCAGTATCAGAGTGGCAGACTCAGATGACGAAAGTTATCGAGTTCAATAGATCCAAGGGGGAGCAGGAGAAAGGATCGAGAATCCCGGTATTCGTTTCGGTAGACTCGCTCGCGGCTCGCGGGACCGAGTCTGCCGACCGGGACCTCCGGAAAGAAGGTGCAGCAGCAGAGCGAGGATATCCGATCGGGTCGCTCCAGATTACGAACTATTTCGAGACGCTGAACCTTCTCGGTACGACGGCCTCTATAGGCTTCGTTCAGCACTCGAAAAGGGCTATGGAGCAGAGCGGCGGGTACGGCGGCCCCGATCTTAAAGAGAAAGGGGCGCAGTCCGCCGCTTTTTCGTCGTCTACTCACATCCGTATTGCAAAGGGTAAGTCACTGCATGTTGCGAAGCATGACTCGGCGGTCGATCCGAGCATTCCGGTCGAGGGTTACACGTTGTATCTGAAGACAATTAGAGCATGTACCGGGCCCGCCGATAACCGGGTTCTTCCGGTAGATCTCCTGTGGCAGTACATCAAGGATGAAGAAGGTCGTAAGCGCCAGGCGATGTGGTTTGACTGGCATGGCGCGCTCGGTCGTATGCTGATTTATATGAAGTACTCGGATAAGTGGCGTCCGAAGTTGTTCAAATCGGAGAAGGATGAGCTGAACGATATCATTCACTTCACCGAGCCGAATACCAATAGAGTTAACTGCAAGCGGCTTGATCTGAAGGAAGTGAGCTACACTGAGTTTGGAAGAGCTATTTACGACAATATGGACGTTTACGACGAGCTCATGAAGTTTCTCGGGATCTCTGAGTACCCCGATATCCAGGCTGCTGACATCGACTTTTCTGCAGGCGACCTTCCGAGTAAGAGATGACAGACGTTACAGATTACGCTGATAACCTTAAGGACCTCCTCGATGAGGAGGGGGCCCAGAAGATTGCGAAAAACATCTCGTTCGAGCAGTCTACGCTTGCGTATGTTCTCAGACAGCTCGGATACCCCGCAAAAAAGGTCAAAGGACTACAAAGAGATTTCGGGGCAGGGTTCACGTTCGACTGGTTTAACCACGAAGGATTCATCTATCCGACTGTAGAGTCGGTGCGCATCTTCGATTTCAACTTCAAAGATATTCTTTTCGAATCGGAGAAGCATCCGATTTCCCGTCACGTGAAGTCGATCTTCTCTCAGGAGGTTTTGGCTGCAGACGAATTCTGTCTCGTCTTTAAGGCCTACGATCTTGGACGCATGGTTGCTACGAATATAGACGTATCTTTATATACGCACATCCACGTGCCATTATCAGACTACAGTTATTCAATCACCCCTTTCAAAGGATTTTTTAAATCCAAATTTGGAAGTATTACAGACTAAGGAGGCGTGACCTAGGTATCGAAAAGGTAGACGGGTTTACAACTGATCGTTGAAATATGGCATTCTATATCTTTCTATGGCATGGGTTCAATGTTGACACAGTGCATAGGTGATGTAGGTTTTCAATCATGAAGATGCACCGGACACAGATAAGCCTCCCGCCCGTCCTCTTCGGTTGGCTCAAAGCCGAAGCTGAAAGAAAAGGAATCAGCATCGCTGAACTCATTCGCCGCGTCTTGGATCGTGAATATGAAGATCAGCAGAAGCAGTAAGTGCTCCCTCAAGTTTACGACGGCATCAAAACTGTCGAAACTGGATGTCGTGCTCACCGAGTACGGTCAGGTGGTCAACCGCTTCATCGACCTGTTCTGGGTTGAGTGCCCAGCCAAGAGCAGGCTACTCAAACCTATCGTGGATTCGGTTGATAGCTGGTTCACTGCCCGTCTCCGTAAGGTTGCTGCTCGTGAAGCCATCGACATGGTGAAGGCCGCTAAAGAGCGTTGGGGCGAGAAGGCCGTAAAGCCGACCCACCGTGGACAACGGATGTGCGTCAGTAGCACCATTGCTCGACTGGACGTTGCCAAGGATTCAACCTTCGACTGCTGGCTGCACCTATCGTCCATCGGCAATGGCATCATCCTCGACCTGCCGATTAAACGGCACAGGCACTTCAACGATCTGGCTACTGCCGGTCGTAGGCAAGAGTCTTACATTATCACCAGGGATTCAGTGCAGTTCTGCTTTGAGATCGAAACTGGGCCGAAACAGGAACCGGATCGCTGTGTCGGTGTTGATACTGGAATCAACGCCTTAGCCAGTTTGTCCACTGGTGATCAGTTAGGCACTGAAATCAAGGTTGGTATCGAACGAATCAAACGCTGTAAGCACGGAAGCAAAGGTCAGAAGCGAGCCGTTCGTGCGTTGCGACAGCGGATGGATGAAGTCGCCAAAGAGGTGGTTGGAAAAGCCTCGTTGGTTGCTGTCGAGAACTTGAAGAACATCACGAAGAATACCAAACGCCGCTTGGGTAAAAATATGCGGCGCTCTATCGGTCGTTGGAATGTGCGATACTGGTTGACGAGATTGCAGCAAGTCTGTGAACGAAACCGTGTTTCGTTCCGGTCTGTCTCGCCACGCTACACTTCGCAGCAGTGTTCCAAATGTGGCTTCACCGATAGGAGGAATCGAAACGGTGAGTTGTTCCGTTGCCTCAGTTGTGGCTATGAGGCAAACGCAGATGTGCAGGCATCACGGAACATCCTCACCCGATTCCTTACCGGACCCTACGGTGCCGGTTGCAAACCTCTCGTGTCCTGTAATGGGATACTTTGAGGAACGGTATCCTCCAGGACCAACCGACTCGCCGAAGCAGGAACTTGGTAAATAAGGTCTCTCCATGAGCCTTATCCCAGGACGTGAGAGGACGTGAGCAGGGCTGTGAGAGGATTGTGAGAGGATTGTGAGAATCACCGGCGGCTTCTACAAGTTGCCACATTTAGGAAGGAAGGATACTATGCCCGGTACTCTTACTGCCGCGGATAGACGCTATAACGCTCTCATCGATAAGATCTGCGAAGATGTGAAGTCGATTGAGGTCAACAATCTGAAGAGATATCATCATCTCGGGAAGCACTTTACCGGGTTCTGTAGAGCTGTGAGCAGCGAAGACGGTGCTGATCGCAACCCGTACGGAGATCGCACTGTCGATCGCCTCGCTGAGGATCTCGTTGAGAGAGGTGTTTTTCAGGCGAGTGAAAACGGCTCTGTTACGAATGTCCGGAGAGCTCTCTATTGGGCGAAGAATCTCTATGATTCCTATACCGATTTTACGAGCCTCCAGAATCTCGCTGACCAGGGCTTCACCCTGGCGCACGCGAAGCCGCTCTTTTCGCTCGATGATAAGACCAGAGAAGAAGTCGAGAACAACATGATCGTCGATGGGAAGGTTATCCCATCGCGATCGCTTCCCGATTTGATCACGAAGACACAGAAGAAGATGTTGACCCGTCACGCTGAGGAAGCTCTCGACGATCTCGAGAGAGCGAAGAAAGGAGAGACTCCTGTCGCAGAAGAAGCGAAGGGAGACGAAGCTGGAGACGGGGATATCGAAATTCCGGATCAGGGAGAGGGGGAAAAGGAAGAGGAAGGGTCCGATAAGAAGGAAGGTAACCCTCCTCAGGCCGTGAGGCCGAGGGAGTGGTCGGTTCAGAACCCTCTGAAGGTTGTCCGAGCGATGGATAAGACGGTTACGAAGGCTCACTCTTTGGTAGGAGATGTTTGCACGGTTATCCGTGAGGCTTCCACGATCGGATTCGATAGCGACCGCGCTATGCAGAACTACAACAAGTCCATCGGTGAACTTCGCGACTCGCTGACCGACGCCACGGAGCTGCTCAACTCTCTTCTGAAGCAGATCCACGAGGAGGTAGGCGGTCTCCCCGCGAGGAGCTAGTCATCGGACTCCCTCGACTCAATATTAAAGAAATAGATATACGCTACAGTAACATGCTGCAGCTGTTCGGTGAGTACTACGGCCAGCCGTTGTCGCGCGATGCGTGTCACCGGCTGGCCGATCTTATTTGTAAATCGATAGAGTTTCTCCGAGGCGTTAGGAACACCGTCGTGCAGACGGTACTTCAATACGAAGGTGCAGTGCTCTCGAGGAGGCGTGCTCGGATACTGGCCCGCCAGCTCGCCGCAAGAGATAGCGATCTCAAAAAGGGCCCCCTCCAGCCGTTCGAGCGTCCGATAAGAGACGAATGGGTGCCTATGGAGGTCAGTCGTACGGAGCCTTGCGTATGGAGAGAGGACGAAGAAGGATACATCCTTCACCTCTTCTGTCTCGCAGGTCATCCGGCGGGCCACTTGCTCCAGAAGAAAGTTCCGGAGACGTGGCTGGCGTGGCTGGCGTATCAGATCGGATTCAGCAAGAAGGTGCCTTACACCTATGAGCCCGAGATGTTCATCGGGCTACGGTTCTGGGGTTACCTCCTGGCAGAGGAGAGCGAGGGGTCTGGCCTCTTGACATTCGAGAGGTGGGATATTAGCTTAAAGTTCCGTAAGTATAATCGTACCATAATCTTACGTAGGAGCAGGCTCGATCTCGGCCTGGATGACTACGACGGTGAAACAGGTCGGAAGTTAGAACACTCTTGCCCTTTTGATTTCGAGCACTATTGTTCTGAATGTTCAGTAGACGTAAATGATTGTGTAGCATCGTATAATCGCGACGTACTTAACGACGGGGCAGCACGTGGAGTCGACAGACGGGAAACCGGGGTTCGAGGACTATGAAGAGGCCCGGTCGGCTCATGAGGTACTTGCTCGCCCGAGCGGCGTTCCAAGGGGCCACGAGCGCCTGGGGATGCTCCGTAAGTCGCACGTAGAAGAGATCGCACCGTCACCGAAGTATCTCGACCGTGAACGAACATGGTTTATCCCTGCACTTGCTTACTGCATGATGCGGATGGACCGGTCGCTTTTCGAACTCTACTCTTGGGCGATTGATAAAGATATAGATGTAGTTTCGTATAGAACTGATTCGCCTCTAGTAACATTCTCGGGGGTCGATATATCGAAGAATCCGTGGTTCCACACGGTACAGGGGGCTGAAACTCCGATAGCAGGCGCGTTCACAGAGTATATCAAAACGTATAAATTTAACGACACCATCAATAACGTTGAGTGGTGTCTTCACGCAGCGCCTTTACGTATCGCAGATCCATTCCACGATGGAGAGATGAGATCTGGTATCGATGCTATAGTATTTCTTCCGGAGTGTATGACCACGAAACGGAAAGTGTGCGTTATAAAAGGAGCAGGACTCCACCTGGGGATACCTGAACTCGGTATCGTCGGGAGCCCTGAATGAGCTCGATCCCCTTTAGAATTACGACTATTTTCAAAACTACGGAAGCAGGGTATAGCTTTGGTACAGATGAATACCTTTCTCGTAGTCTCGTTTCCGAGCGAGAAGAGAAGGTTTTTGCATTTGCGATTACTGAGCGATCGAGACCCCGAGTTTTCGAATACGACTACGATAGAGACGGTTTAGAAGCTCTTGCGAATCTAATCAGGAGCGAAGAGGTTATATCGGTCGTGAAAGGTCGGAGAGCCGACTTTGCTCACGAATCGGTGGTTTCGTTATCGGACGGGCGTGATCGGATGGAAAACAGAATCATAGTATCGAGGAATATATGACCACGAAACGGCGTAAAAAGAAGAAAGCTGGTCCGAAGAAAATCCCGATACGTTACGTCGACGGTAACGAGCACGTGGAGTACGTTCCGCGTACTTCGAAAGAACTTAAGACGGAACTAGAAAGAATACAACTCGCTATTCGTCGCGCACTGCGCGTTCTCTCTAAATTACGAAGAAAGAGGCATATCGTCCTCGTGACCGTAAGGTTTCAGCTTCGTAACTGTTTAAAAGAGATCGTGAACGACGCTTCTGACGAAGCAGTGGCTGACGAGATAGCGCGCCTCAGTTATGTTATGGAGGACACGGTAATGCTTCTTGAGCATCTGAAGCATTCGAGAATCCCGTGCCTCGAAGAGGCAAGATTTTTGTTAACCTACGGGCAAACCCCTAAGCAACGAGAAACGTAGCATCCCGGAAGGTAACAGACAAAATGGGTAAAATTTTAGTTACAGCAGATAGAGAAATTATCGTACGGGGGACACCGCCGTTCCGTCTTCCAGACATTGTTGCTCCGGATTTCGCGATCGCGCTCCTTGCGACTGAACCCGGTGACAAATATTTCGTAGCTGAAGTAGCGAGGTGTTTTACGCCGTCAGATAAAAAGCGGCTCAGAAAAGAATGTAAAAGAATAGGAGGAAGCGTATGGGACCTGTACAGGAGTAAGGCTACAAAATGGTCCTCGCTTATCAATAACGATAATAGGTGGCATATCGAAGACTTCGATGTGATCTATCGAGTAGAGATCGGAAGTGATCATGCTAAAGAGATCATTGTTACTTCAGCGAATGTAAGGTTTGTTTCAAACGGAGAGCGACTATTGACGTTTCCTGAGTTCGAATTGACCTATGGGATTAACGTGAGCCACTATCTCGAGGAGTTTAGACACTCTATCAATGAAACGATCGATGAATGTCAGCGGCATATTACTTCGGATGTCATTCAAAAAAATATGTCGGTGATCGATCCGAACGGTCACGTACAGACGAAAGGATTCATAGTCCTCGAGTCTCAGGACGAGAAAGACTGGCGTCTCCCGAATGGGTACACGCTCCTTTCTCCCGACGAATAGACTCTTGACAAACCTACCTACGAACACTAGCGTCCCATCGCAACGGAGACATTATGGCTATTGAGCAGTTCGATTTCGAGGTTCATTCACCGGAGGAATTCCCTGAATCTCATTCTTTCACTATTACTATTCACGTTCCTGTTCCCGAGGAGGGCAAGCAGTCGGGCGTTCTGAATTACCTGCGCTCGAAGCAGCTCAAGGAAGACGTCGTGAACAACTGGGTGCGGAAGAACGCGACCGGATACGGTATCGAGATCCGTAATGGTCCTCGGCCGGTACATTCGGTCGATAACGACCGCAATTCCCCGGTAATTGCGTATGAGCAGGACTTCCGTCTGACGAGGCCTATCTAATGCAGGATATGTCGAGTCCCGAGGAAGCGGCGCATTCGGCGTTCTCACAAGGGTATCAGCAGGATTCGGTCACGAAGTTTCTGCTGGGGGTCGGTCTCGCTGAACACGAGCCGATCTTCAGAATGACTTTGAAGACCATTTCTGACAGGCCGGATGAGCCGGGTATACGAGAAATTACGATAGCTACTATTTCGCTTTTGATGACCCTCGGGCAGATATCGATGCCGGTTATCATGTATACGGTCGGTCATCTGAACAAACGTAGTGAAGAAGAGATCAAAGGTGATGCGATTGCAATTATGAACGGAGCGTATATAGTTTTGCCCGATTCAGAACGGGAGAGCGGTAACATCATACTGAGCTTGGAGACCATGAAGGAAGTTGATACCAGACCGGTATCGTTCGTTTCATCTGTTTACTCACTGGCGGCAATATGGGAAGAAGCGGAGAGAATTCTCGAAAGTTGAGAAGTAGGTGCTCGATATGTGGCACCGAATACGAAGAATCTTCGCTCGAAACATTAAAGAAAAGAATAGTAAACTGCTGCAAATCTCCTACGCGGAGAAAATATACTATACCTAACATACAGAAAACCGGGGTAAGCTTGCCGGCCTCTCAGCCGGCAAGCTTACCATTTTCGGTCGAATTCGACCGGCATATCGAAAGTCAAAATTCATCACACTACGCTCATTGGTCGAGAGGGCGTAAAGATAAGACCGATTGGATGCGGCGAGTCGCTATAAAGCTCGGGAAGATGCGCGGACTGCTACTCCCCTGGTCTTCATGGATGATTCAACGCATTTACTGTCATCCGAAACGCGAAATGGATTTCGCGAATATCGTTGGGGGCGCGAAACCTCTCATCGATTCCTTGCGGGATTGCTCGATTATCAAGGACGATAGTCCTCGGTACTTTCATTGTGAATACGAGCAGCATAAAGGTGACCGAAATGTTACCGTTCTCACCCTTGTCGAGGTAACCTATGACGACAACGATTAGGCCCGTTTCGTTTGAGGAGTTTCATGGTCAAGAACCCGCAGTGGAGTATCTCAAGGTAGCTATCAAATCAGCGTTGAAGCAAAAGAAACCTTTCGGACATGTCCTTCTCGTCGGAATGGCTGGGATTGGTAAAACCACGCTCGGAGCGTCGGTGATACCGCATGAGCTCGGCGCAGAAGTAGCGTCACTCAACTGCGCGTCGATCGAGAAGGTATCCGAGTTCATCCCTACGATTACCAGTGTGCCGGAAGGCAGTGTTTTGTTTCTCGACGAGATCCATAGTTTAATCCCGCCGGCGCGAGAGCATCTCCTTACAGTGATGGAGGACCGGTACATCAACGTACCGATGGGGAACGGCGAAGAGGTTATGAGGGTGTCGCTCGACCCGTTTACGGTCATAGGCGCGACTACACGGCAAGGCGTGCTTCCCGCACCCCTCCTGAGTAGATTCGCACACGACCTGAGGCTATCGCTTTATAATGATGACGAGATGCTAGAGGTACTTTGCTGGACCGTCGACAAGCGTGCTCTCAAGATTGATCATCGAGCGGCTGAGAAGTTGGTTCCCGTATGTCATGGGACTGCGCGTAGATGCGTGAACTTAGTAGAGGCATGCGCCGACACGCTGTTCGGCATTGGTTCTGAAGATGTAACTAGAGACGGAAAGAACGTCATAAACAGCGAAAATGTAGATCTTACGTTAGAGCGACTCGGATATCGAGGAGAATTTAGTCGCGACGAGTGGCGTTATCTCGAGACGATAGTAGAGACCCCCAAAAAGAGGGCAGGAATCAAGACGTTGAGTACCCTTCTCGACGAGACGGAGCGTACAATCGAAGATATCTACGAACCGTGGCTTATTCAGAGAGGGTATATCATGAAGGAGAGCCATGGCCGCCACGTCACTGAGAAAGGATTAGAAGCTTATGATAGGTTATGTGAACGGTAAGGTTATATACGTCGATGACGAGTCGGTAACTATTTCAATATCGACGAGCGAAACTGATGAAATCGGTTACGATCTAAAATTTCGAGATGCTTCTTCGTTTTTTGACGTCTATTCTCCAAAATACGCGGCAGGCCGCATCATAGTAGCCTCCCTATGGGTCTGGTCGGTACTGACCGAACGAGGAGCGTCGCTTTACGGGTTTTTCAGTCCGGCGGACAAGGTCGCGGCGAAACTCATCAGCAAAACTCCGAAAGTCGGTCCAGCGCTCGCGTCGAGACTCGTACAACCCCACGGAACAGATTACATAAAGAGCCTTGTACGGGCGGGTGATGCGAAGGCGATGGCGAAGACCTGTTCAGGCCTTGGAGAACAGAAAGCAAAGGCCATAATACAAGGCTTGCAGCGGAGCTTCCCGAAAACTCTAGAGGCTCACGACGGCGAGCCGGAGCATCCGATGACGAGTCGATTGGCGGAGACCTTAGCTGGTATTGGCGTAGACGTGGATAGGAAAGTCGTATCTCAAGTAATCGAAGAGGCAGCTGAGAAGAGTCTTCCGATGTCTCAATGTCTTGAACTTTATTTTCGTGCAACGAAACGGAGCCGTAAATGACAAATGAAAGCTATCATGACTCTCGTGTAGAGTCGATCAAAAAGTCGTCTGAGAAGGCGTTCAGAGAACTCCCCGAGTCGGAGGTCGATACTGCGAAGGCAATGCGAGCGCAGCTTTTCGAATGGCTCGTTCAGATGGACTCGACATATCGGGATGTACGAAATCTCGCGAACGATGACATGGCGAATATCGCTGCAAACGCCGCAGAAGCGTACGCTTCCTCTCAGAAGCACGGGGCGTTGAAGAAGGCGCTCGAAGATCTTTCGGACGATGAGCAGCTCAATTTGATGCGGTACGTTCTGCGTTCCGTATTCGGGGTTTACGCGAGAGGCGCTGCGCTCATGACCCGCGCCGGCGATGACCGTCCGTGGGATAGTATCGGTTTTCATGTCGATGCAGGTTGTAACGGTGTTTTCGCGAAGGTCGGATCGAACCCGTATCAGCCGATCGGATTTGATGACGGCGAAAAGTATATCGGAACCGAAGGATCGAAGACGCTTTGGATACGAGATTTCGCATTTGCGCTTATGTTGCCGTATGCGCCTCCTTTCGAGGTCGAATCGGCAGAGATTGATACCGAGCGCGTTTCGGATGAAGTGTCGCTTTCCGATAAGGAACGTGAGCTCATCCAGGAAGCGATTGATGCGTTTGATGAAGATATCTCGAAGCATTCCAAAGCGAAAAATAAGAAAGAACGTAATGAGACTGAAGACTTCATGCGTGATACTACTCTGAAACTGATGCGACTCAGGGTCCCACGCCTTGACAAGAAGCTCGATGAGGTTTCAGAAGAGCATCCGGAGCTTGGAAGCGATTTTAGAAATTCGAATATCGTCGAGCTTTTTCTCGCGATGCGAGAGTTTCTTTCCTTGAAGCTCGAAGACGACGCTGTGAAACGGGACATCGAAGCAACGCAGCTTCGTATCAAGAGTTCTGAAGATGCAGCGCGGGGGCTTGTCGTTCAGCTCCTTGACAAGCTCGCCGCGGAGATCCCGAAGGAAGGCGAAGGTCCGGACTCGGATAACATCCAGCGCATAGTTACGGAGGTAGAAGTAGCTTTCCCTAAAGTGAAAGAGATTACGAGCGAAATGGTAGGTAAGTCAGACGTTACAGAGGCTGCGAAGGCAGTTATGGTGTTCCTCCAGAGGGAACTCGATCATATCAACTCAGCAGAGGAGTCTGCGAATGGAGACACCGAACTCGAGTCTTGAAGGTAAAGGCAATTTTGTTCGATGCGGGCAGCAATTCGAGTTCTATAGTGAGAGTTTTAAGCTTTCTATACTCGTCGAGAAAGAGGCTGGCGAAGAGAGTACCATTACGATTAATATGTTTGATAAGAAGCAGCTGAAAGAGAAGGATCCGAAGCCGTTCCTTACGATCCCCGATCAGACAGAGGCAGTTATCGACGAGTTCATGGACCTCATCGGTAATATAGGTCTCATAAAGAATCATTTGAGGAAGGATCATTCTTTCAGGATGCTCTCCAGAGCTGCTGAAGACGAGGACGAGGACGAAGAAAAGAAAGAGATTACGAAGAAAGATGTTACAGGTGAAGATGTAAAAAGGCTCACGCATAGACCGTCGCCGCCGAGCACCACCGGCTCCAAAGACAGAGTCCCGGCGAAGATATGACTTACGTCAGTATGAGCAAAGTAAGAAGCTATTCACCAGTAATAATCGATATTTTAAGTAAAGAGATGTGCGTATATAAAGGCTACATTTTTAACTATGATGGGAAGTCCACAAAAGAAGAGATACCTAGTCTTAATGAGCTGGCGGCGAAAGAAACTCGAAAATCTTTAGGGTATATATTTAAAGTATTGTCCTCATTAGGCGTGGATACATTAGTAAAATTTTACGGCGATAGCGATTCGAAAATCCCTATTATACGCGCTTCTCAATCGAAAACAGGTGAGCATTTGGCGCCTATATCTAAAGTGTGCTTAGATCGGATTACTTTAGCTAAAGAGCTCTTGATGGAGGGTGGTTTCAGCTACTCGCAAGGGGTCAAAAATGGGTATAAAAAGCTAATAAATGAAATTGCATATAGGGCCCAGCGTAGCGTCGTAACGGTTCGTAGTTATTTGAACAGGGCCGGTTTCAGTAGAAAGGGGGCTGCTAAGTGGGCGAAAAAGAACGGGTGTTTCGAAAAGAACTGGTTCGGCGATGTATTGAGCGAGTCTCTCGAGTCTCCTAATAATGGTTCAAGAGAGGGCCTTTTCGACATGGGACTCGAGAAGGAAGGTATAGACGTTGAAGAGGGCGAAGATACCCCAGAGAGTATCGAGGCTAGTCTAGTCGAAGAGCATAAGAAGCGGGTTCAGATAGCTGAAGAGCTAATAGAGCATGTAAAGAAAAGTGGATATATCGAGAGCGATAAAAAGCTGAGATTGCTAGTACATTATTACGATACGGCACGTAGGACGATTAACATAATGAGCGACTGGTTAAGCATAGAGCTCTCAGATGAATACGAATCTGAGATGAACAAGCCTCAAGGGTCTCCCGATATTCTTGAAGTACTTAAAGCCGGCGAAAGGTGATAATGGCTAAGAAAGCAAAAGCAAAGGCAAGAACAAAAACGAGTCAGTCTTCGGGCTCGCGGAGCGTCCCTCCACTGAACCAGATTCAGCTGAGTGAGGGTCCGGTCGGTACCGATAAAGCGATGACTTTCGATACATGCATGGATATGTACAAGGCTATCCAGGCGATGTGGTATGACTTCAACCTTCTCCCTTCGAAAGATAAAACGGTCATCATGAGTCTCGCCTTCAACGGTGGTTTCACGAAGCTCGCACGAGACGCCGCAAACAAGTTCAAAACCATACTCGAGCAGGACAGGCACAAGGTGAAGGAGATCGTCTACAAGATTAAGCAGTCCGTCATCCAGAAGGTTGCGAGCTATCTCAATCATATCGACGTGGGCTTCCGCCGGATGTACCCGGCTTCGGTGAGGATCTACTGTTCCCGCTATCCGAGTATAGCGGGCAAGTCCCTGGTACAGAGAGCGAACCGCCATTCGAGGTTGTCCGTGAAGCACGCAAAAGCGTCGCAGGATATATATGCGAAGCTTCCTGCAGCACAGAAACAACGGGCGGCTCCTGCTTGTGCCGTTGAGATGTCTCGGGCTGCGCTCGCGAGTGAACGACGTATCATTCGGAAGCTTCTGTTACTTCCTTGACAAACCAGCGATTTACGAATAATGATCTCGAATGAGACCAAGTTGCTCCAATTGTGTACGTAAACACCTTGCGCAAGCGGTAGTCCTCGTCTCGGAAGCCGAACGGGGATATCCGCTTCACGCTTGGTACGCTGTCGGTCATATAGCTGAGGCGGAGGAGGAGCTCGTCGTCGAGCATCCGGACCTCGCAAACGAGCTGAGACAAGAGCGCCTTGGCTATATGAGCTATGTGACCGGCGGCGAACGTTACGTACCGAAGCTCGGTGATTTCATAGAAAAGATCTGCCTCATAGAAGATGACCTACGAGAAGATAGTTACGTGATAGACTTACCAGAAGAAGAGAAAGACTTCTTCACAGAACCTCAGAAAAAGGAATAGGAATATAATGACCAACGAGAACCTCACAGCGGTGATACTCGTCCTCGACCGTTCGTCGTCTATGTTTGCGGTTCGAGGCGAAACCATCGAAGGCGTCAATAACATGATCGAAGATCAGAAGGAAGGGGAAGGTGACGCACTCTTCTATATGGTCTCGTTCGCGAGCGCTGGGGACTATCAAGTAGTAAACGAATGGTCCGACATGAAGAGTGTCCGCCGTTTGACTTCGGAAGACTACGAGCCTTCTGGATTGACTGCGCTCATGGATGCGACAGTCAAGACGATAGACGACGTAGGACGCTATTTCGAGTCTCTTCCCGAAGAGAAGCGCCCCGGAAAGATCGTGTTTGCAATCATGACCGATGGTCACGAGAACAACTCGCAGCACGCGAGTATTAGAGATATGAACAGTAAGATCGAACATCAGAAGAAGAAATATAACTGGCAGTTCCTCTACCTGGGGGCCAATCAGAATGCGATCGATGTCGCTCAGGCCTACGGGATCCATCCTTCGAAGGCTATGACCTATGGTCATAGCGGAGAGAAGACTCAGTCGGCGATTCGCAGCTTTTCCGGATCTATCCGGCGTGCTCGAATGGCTCATGGAGCTATGATATCGAACTCGGTCGCATTTACGGCCGAAGACAGAAAGTCAGCCGCCCCTGAAGGGGATGAGATCCATTATGCGGAGGAAGAACAGAAGTGATGAAAAAGTACGGTGTCAGTACGCCGTTCGATAAAGGGTTTCAGAGGGGGCTGTCCGGGCTGGACAGCTCCCCTGATCCTTCTATCGAGACACGGCAAGATTACATAGCATATATGGAAGGTGTCGCACAAGGGCATCTTGCTCGCAAGGAGCGACAAGAAAACAAGGATAAGAAATGACCGATCCTGTTATACTTCTCGATATGGACGGTGTATTATCGGATTTTGCTTCAGCCGTATCTCGAGTATCGCCCGACCCGCATTACGTGTACAACTCATTTGAGGCAAAGTTGATGTTCGGGGAGAAGGATCCAGCTCTTCTGGAGGAAGAGTTCGGATTCGATTCCGTAAATGAAATGTGGAGAGCGATCGATTCTCGAGGAATAGAATTCTGGTCGGAGATGCCGACGTATCCGTGGGCGAAACACCTCGTCGAGACGCTGTCCGGATTCGATGCGAAACTCGTCGTATGCACCGCACCGTCGCTTTCAGAAAACTCTGCGGCGGGAAAGGTAGTATGGCTTCAAAGATTTTTCAATTCCAGAAATTTCCGTGATTACATGCTCACCCCGGCTAAATGGGCAGCCGCTTCAGAAAACACGTTTCTGATAGACGATAGCGAAAGTAATATCGAAAAATTCAGGCGACGGCGAGGAGGGGCTGCTCTCTGGCCTGCCCCGTGGAACAGTCTCCATAGTCGGTACTCGGATAATGGTATCAAACAGCTCGAGTACGTTCTCGAGCCGTTGAAAAAATGGTATGATGACATTACGGCTGATACCCGCGCAGATATGATACACGGTTAGACGCGTTTACTCAGCCGCATCAGAACCGATACACGCACATCTCAACGGAGGGCGTACATGTCACGCTTCTTTAGCTTTCTTGGTGACGTCTTTGACGGTATGTCTATGGTTCAAGGGTCGTTCAAGTATCTATTCGCTGCGCTCGTGTTTTATACTTTTGGATATCTGCCTGCGCTAATGGCATTCAAATACGATAGTTTCACGACACTTATGGTGATGTTCGGGTTCGTTACGTCACTGACCTGCGTGGCATTCTTCTATCAGCACGTCCATCAAGAGCTTCGACACTATGGCTTCGGCGTGAGGTATCCGCATGATAACGGATATACGCAAAGGTTGGAGAAGAAGCTCGCGGAGCGGAGTAAGAAGCAACAAGCAGCAGCCGAAGCACTTGAAGAGGGGTACTATATGATTTACCGTGATTACAAAAGGACGCTTCTTAATGGGACTAGCGAAGATATAGCTCGCGCTCACAAGACCCTGAGTAGATGTTGTAAAGAGATTGACGAAAGTAGAAGCCTTAGTGGAATACCAACTCTCTAACCGAAAGGAATGATACTATGCCGCAATTTACGGTACGTAGAGCGCGTCTTGAGATCGAAGAGTTCGATGTCGACGCTGCTGACGAAGTCCATGCGAAAGCTATCGTCGAGGACGGTCTCGATCAAGCTACTCTCACACCAGATAGGACCGAGACGAAAGATGTACGTTTTGATGAATTCCAGACCAGTTCCGATCCCGCTGCGAGTACGCTCACTGTGACCACCTCGCAGCAAAACTTCATCACGCCGAATGAGCTTTCGGATATACAAGCCCTCGGCGCAACCATCCAGTGAAAGGAACCCATGGATAGACTTATAGACAAAATCATACCAATCACTAGCTTTCAGGGCCCGAGATAAGTCCGATGGGTAGGGTCCTCAAGTATATCGTCTATAATAAGGGGAATCTGGATTTTTTCGTCGTAGCTCCAGAGATCGCAAAACACGTCGACTTTGTGCCTCGAACCGTTGAAAACGAAGACCTGTTATCCGCTGGATTCTGTAAGGTCTATTACACCGGACAGCTGCGTCTGCACCCGGAAACGTTTGAAGCTGGCTATCAAGAAGTTCGCGTCAGATGCTACGGAAGATCCGTCTCGCTAGGTTTAGAGAGTCGACCTAAAGAAGACTCGAAGCTGCTGACGCGTTATATTACACTGTTCTAAACTATAATACCGAAAGGAACAGGATGCAGGATATCCTTCAGTTCCTGAAGGAACAGATGAAAGACAATCAGTTCCTTCAGGGTGGCCTCATTTTGGGCCTCGTCGGGAGCGCTATTGTATACTTGAGGCATTTGCCCGCGCTCGTTTATCGGTGGGTAAAGTTTTTACTAACGGTGACGGTAACCTTCGAGAGTAGAGATCCACTTTTTGATTTCTTTAAACAATGGACGAATGACCAAGAATTCATTTACAAGAAGCGTAACGTCATGGTATCGACGAATGAACACGTTGATCCACCGGTCATAAGGCAAGAGATGGGGAGATCGAGGTATGTACTTCGGATGCATGGATTTTGGCTGACCGTATCAAGGTACCGCGACGAAGCAGTTGCCGACAAGAAGGCTGATCGAATGAGCTTTTCGCAGCTTATGAATCCGGAGATGATCACGGTGACGTGTTTCGTCTGGAACAGAAAGAAGCTCGTCTCTATTCTCGACGAGGTAATCGATTCGTACGGTTCGAACGTGAAATTCGGAGTACCGACGTATCAGTTCGGGTACTGGAGTTGGGTATCCAGCGGTGTCCAGAGCAAACGCGATGTCGATTCTCTGGTTCTTCGCGAGGGGCTCAAGGAAGAGATACTACGCGACGTTGAAGATTTTTACGCTTCGAAGGAATGGTACAATCGATTGTATATCCCTCATCAACGCGGGTATCTCCTCAAAGGACCCCCGGGGACAGGTAAGACCAGCCTTGTTGGGACTATGGCTGGCTTCTTCAACTTGAAGCTATGCCCGTTGGAACTCGGGAGCATCGATG